GATAGGCGGCAAGAAGACTGACTATATCACGGACGCGCAGGGCGTGGCGAGTTTTGACGTGAAGATAGGCACGTCCTATACCGTTGCTGTAGACAAGGTGGACGGCATGTATGAGCAGTTTGACAACTACAGCAGAACACGCAAAGCCATAGCCGATTCTTATCGTTTCAACTATGCCTATCACTATTACGAGAGCGGTGTGTGGCTTGTAGACGACGAGGGCAAAAAATGGACGTGGAACGCATGGGAAGCGAGCGGAAAAGACAAGACTCATCTTGTTTTCGTGTGTATAAAGACTCTCGACACACAGCGCTACGGCGGCGACATCTATATCAGTATTGATCTGCTTGCCAATTTTGGGCAGATACTAAACAAGCAGTGGACAAGCCAAAACGTCCAGTTTAAAAATATACCACTGAACGGTATGGACAACAGCGACCCACAGTATTACAAGTTTTTCTATAACGGCCTTGTCGCGACAATAACAATTATTACCGAAGGCGACGAGCGGAGCATCGAAACACCGTTCTGCGACTACTGCTACTCAAAGACCGTTGACTGTGCCGGTGAGGCATGGCAGGGTTATGGGCCGACACTCGAACAATGGAAACTGGCATGGGCAAACATTGATTATGTTGTTGATGCCGTCAATCTCAAGTTCCCCGAGCTCGGTGTGAGCATCAATAATTATAAAGGAAACAAGTGGACCGCTACGCAGAACTTCGCGACGGGCGGCTACTACTTCGGTTTGGTGCCGGGCTACAACATTAAGAGCAATGCGTTGCTGGCGATCCCCTTCTTCGCTTGCCCCTCTCCCTCTTTATCTCTTTCTCTCTCAAGCGAGGAAGACGCAAGCGTTGACGCCGAGCGCATGGCGTGAGGCGTGTGTGCGAGTGGTTGTTATAAAGAATTATGAACAAATAAAAAATAAGAAGAAACAATGAGAAAAATAAATTTTGTAAAAACGTTTGTGTCGAAAGACCAGTACAAGGAAAAAGAAGAGAGAGAAGGAGTGTGTATCGTGCATCTTGACGGTGTGCTCAACGAGGAGTTGGGTGCATACGAGTGCGTCGAGTGCTCAATGCCTGTTGGCGAGTATTCTGAGACAGCAGTCAACGAGGCTTATGCTGCATGGAAGACAGCTCTGACAAACAGGGGGCTTGCCAGAGCGAAGCGTGAGGTATTGAAGAAGATAGAGGCTTACGACACATCGCCTGCTGTCAACGGCTTTTCGCTCAACGGCGCGGTGGTGTGGCTTGACAAGGCTACACGTGTCGGACTGATGAACTCTACGAGCATCACGAAGGCTATGGGGCAGCCGACAACGACTTTGTGGCTTGGCGAGAGCAAGATGGAGGTTCCCTGCGATACGGCGATACAGCTGCTTTCGGCGCTGGAGATGTATGCGCTGGAGTGCTTTAACGTGACAGCAGCACACAAGAAGGCAGTGAGCGAACTGACGAGCATCGAGGAGGTAGAGAAGTATGACATCACGGCAGGCTATCCTGCACAGCTAAAGATGGAGGTGTAACATGATGACATTAGCTATCATTATACTCATCGCTCTCGCACTGTATGTTTTCAGCTGCTGTGTTGCAAAACGAGTGCCAACCATGCTGTCTGAGGTCTACTATCTCGCAGATAAGGACTGGCTCTTCCCTGCGCTCATGGCGTCGCTCGGAGCGTCGTTCTTGCCGCTCATGCTTGAGGCAGGCGGCTTGGAGTGCATGGCGTTCCTCACCTGCGTGGGCATCATATTTGTGGGCGCAGCTCCTGCGTACCTCGACGAGAGTCAGCGCACAATACACAAGTGCGGAGCTATCACGTCGGCAATAGCAAGCGTGGCGTGGGCGTGCAGCATCAACGCCCTGCCTACAATATTATTCGCCGCACTCGCTGCTGTGTTCTGCATCTGGAAGCGCCGCTACTGGCTATTCATCGTCGAGTGCAGCGCGATACTCAACATCGTAACAACATTATTTATCTAAATCTAAAACAGTATGGAAATCAAGGTAAAACGAATAGCAAGGAAGGAGGCGTACACCATCGGCAAGATGTACGTTGACGGCGCATACGTCTGCGACACGCTCGAAGACACAGACCGAGGGCTGACCTCAAAGATGTCGGTGGCGCAGATTAGTGGCATGAAGGTGCATGGAGCGACTGCCATACCTACGGGCAGATACCTCGTTGACATGAAGACTGTATCGCCACGCTTCGGTAGCAGACCGCAGTACCAGTTCTGCAAGGGCAGACTGCCACGACTCTGCAACGTACCGGGCTACCAGGGCGTGTTGGTTCACTGCGGCAACACCGCAAAGGACACGGAGGGCTGCATCCTCGTAGGCGAGAACAAGGAGAAGGGCAAGGTGCTCAACTCAACGGCGACGTTCCGCAAGCTCTACCCTATCCTAAAGGCTGCTGACGAGAGAGGAGAACAGATTTGGATAACAATCGAATAAGGAGGTGCAGATGGATGTAAGAGAAATACTGATGTTGCTGAACTGCATCATATTGGGAGCGACAACGCTCTTTATTTTCTACAAGGCAGCGCAGCTCGATATGGTAGATGAAGGTTATGACGAGAACAAGCGAAACAGACAAGGCGCAATCGGATGGTTTATCGCGTCTATATTCGTAGGCGTTCTCGCACTGCCCGTAATGGCACTGCGTGAGGTGTATCAATGGAAGCGTTATAAGCTACCGAGTATTGAGTGGGATGACATTTGCCGCTACGGCTTCACTATTGTTATCGGCTCTATGCTGCACGTGCTCCTGCTTGTGGTGGTTACGCCGTCTTCTTGTTGACAGCAAAAGTAAAAGAGCTAAATCAAAAAAACCGCTTCCATCCTCGCAGACAGAAGCGGCCCAACTTTTGTTATACTTTACAGAAGTATGGCTAAGAGCCATATTCGTGACTGCAAAGGTACAATATTTTTTTGTTTTTACATCGGATTTTGCTGATTTTAGTTCACTAACATAGGACCCGTGTCGCGGCCTGTAAACGATATATTGATATTGCGAGCATAGTCTCCGTTCTTTTCCGTCATTTCGTCAACGTGTAGCTTCACGCGAAACGTCTTTTTCCCATATTCGTCGCCCTTATCAAGAGTCCTTATCTCTACCCAGGCACCTTTTACGGGCTGATTGTTGTCCCATGTGCTTAGTTCGTTCTTCTTGTATTCGGGCTGCCACTGCTCTTTCCACCCCCATAACGAGCCGTCCGCTTGCTCCACCTCGTAACGACCGTCATACATATCGTCAGCAGGGGCATTGTAGACCGAAAAACATACAACGTAGTAGTCGGTCTTGTAATTGCCCATCATCGGGTCGCTATAGAGGGCAAAGTACCCCTTGCCGTAGTTTTGGGAGTAAGACAAATGGTGTACTGGCTTTTCCTTGAGAAGTTTTGAAAAAGCCGACTCCACCGGCACATACTCCGGCTCTGCATCGTCGTTGCTGTTGCAGCTGCCCATACTAACACATGCTGCTGTCATCATCGTCAACAGCAGCATCATTCTGAAGATTTTCTTCATACATTAATATTTTTATACGTTATTACTTTCGTAGGTTTCTGATTTTGAAATAATAGATGTAGGGTTGTCAAAGGCTATTCTTCGGGCAGGAGCACAACGCCGACACGAACCTTTGCACCACAATGAGGGCAGAAGGTGGTGGTATTGATAGTGAGTTGTGAGTGTTCTTGTGTATTATTTCCTTTCTCCTCTTTTTCTTCATTGAATGAAGGGTTGATATTTTCGGTATTGTCCGATTCATCTATTGGATAGAATAGATCGGTGATGTCACAATTCAGTACTTCGCAAATCTCGGAAAGTTTTTTCACTGTGGGATTTCCCTTGATGATGTTTTCTCTTAGATTAACTGGAGTCATACCGCATTTTTCCGCAAAAGCAGGAATCTTATATCCGCGCTCGATTATGGCGCGACGAACATCAATTTTAGTCTGCATAATTATATGTTAATGTTATTTTTCGATGCAAAGGTAAGGTATATATTTCTTTTATGCAAGTTTTTACAAGTTTTTATTCAAAAAAATAGTGTTTTTCTTAAAAATTACACTATTCAGTAACACTTTTGTTATCTTTTTGTTTTATAACTAAAATCTAAATAAATAATATTCTCCTGTAACTTATTGTTTTTCAGACCATTATTCCTTTATTTTTATATACCATTTATTTTTTCACCCTGTTCCGTTCTGTAGAACATATCCTAAAAGTAAAGCCTAAATAACTGATAATTAGAGCAATCGTATTCGTCGATTCTACCCTGAAACTTTGATTCGGAGGCGAGACTGACCGCCGCGCTGAGGAGCTGCGTGGCGTGTCCGCCTGGGTGTCGGTTGCATATATGCTAACGGATCTCTACAAGCAGCCGGAGGCATCCACAAGCACCACAAGCAGCCACAAGCACCCACGACCAGCCACGAGCACCCACAAGCACCCACAAGCAGCCACGAGCACCCACAAGCACCCACAAGCAGCTGGAGGCATCCACGAGCACCCACGAGCACCCACAAGCAGCCACGAGCACCCACAAGCAGCCACGAGCACCCACAAGCAGCTACGAGCACCCACAAGCAGCTGGAGGCATCCACGAGCACCCACGAGCACCCACAAGCAGCCACAAGCACCCACAAGCAGCTGGAGGCATCCACAAGCACCCACAAGCACCCACAAGCAGCTGGAGGCATCCACGAGCACCCACGAGCACCCACAAGCATCCACAAGCACCCACAAGCATCCACGACCAGCCACGAGCACCCACAAGCAGCCACAAGCACCCACGAGCACCCACAAGCACCCACAAGCAGCTGGAGGCATCCACGAGCACCCACAAGCAGCCACGAGCACCCACAAGCAGCCACGAGCACCCACAAGCACCCACAAGCAGCTGGAGGCATCCACGAGCACCCACAAGCACCCACAAGCAGCCACAAGCACCCACAAGCAGCCACAAGCAGCCAGAACCCTATATATAAAGGTGTAATAATATATATATTGCGAATAAATACGTAAAAAAATATATAGATATTGTTTTTAAATGTTAAATAATAATTTATATATATATTTTTGTTGCGAAAAATTTGGAAGAAAAATATTTATATATTACCTTTGCACCCGTAAACAAGAAACAAATAAAATACTTTACAGATTATGAACAAAAAACAAACAGAAGTTTTAATCGCACTCGTAACAATTGCGATAAACAACAAAGAAGGTTTTACGGTAAATGCGGAAACTTTGGAGCCGGTAACACGCGGCTACGCTGTAGCCGTTGCAGATACTCAAAACTCGTTTGGCCTCGAAGGCCTTGCGAACGTTGTGAAATATGTTTGCGATCATCCGGAAATAAACGCTTTTGGGGGTTGGTACAATCGCAAAAATAACATGTATTATTTTGATGCTACCGTAATAGTAGAGGATTTCGCCGCCGCCCTTGATCTTGGACGAATGCACAAACAAATTGCAATTTTTGATCTTGCAAACGGTTTATCTATCGACCTCTAAAAAAACAAGGACCGGCGGCGCCGGTCCTTATATAGCAATAACAAATACTTTATAATTATGAGAACAATGTATCTAATTGAACATTATGCCATCAACCGAAAAAATGGTGTTTGGTCGCTAATAGGTTATTCGCGTGTTGACTATCGCGTAAAAAACCTCGTTATGAAGTCAGTGAAAAAACAGGGCTACCAGTACAATAGAAGCGAGAAGGCTTATATCCTGGAAACAGATCCTGTTGAGTTTTGCGCCGACAAGGCCATCACAGTGAAGTCTTATGCAATATAATTATAACAACTTTAATACTTTACAGATTATGGCAAAAATCACTAAAAAACAGGAGTTTGACGAGCTTTCAAAGTTCGGTTGCGCTTACCTTCAGACTAATAGTTATGGCGGTTATTGCATCGTTATAGATGATGGCGGCGAGTTCGTATTGTGGCGCGACTGCACCAGCAGAAACGAGCATACGGCGCGACGTTGGCAGCGTATTAAATATACCTGTCCGCATGATCCTGAAACCGAATCGCGTCCGTACCTTACTATATACGGCATCCGCTATTATTTGGACGACTTTATGCGCTGCGCCTAACCATACCAGGGAGGCTCCGGCCTCCCCTATTATAGACAACATATAACATCACCAACTTTATAAATACTTTACAGATTATGAGTACACCGAATTTTTCATTAATGAATGCTTCACGGTATTTCGTGTTAGGAATGCCTGTATATTACACACAGGAAGAAATAGACGAGCGCGAACTCGATCAGAACCTTTTAGGCGAGTTTGACGAGATAGGCACAGAAAGGCTTTTCCAGGACACACAACATAATGTAGCCTACGAGCTGAAGGCGAAGGGCTGGCACGATATAGAGGAATGCGACGGAGATCGCAGCTACCCTACATCTTTATTCTCTGAGAAAACGGTATCTATTAAGTGCGGCGATAATACCATCGACGTTACTATTCAAGTGGGCTGCACGTCTGGCTACTATCAGGCAGCCAATTTTGATTGGTTCGTCAGCATCAAGACCTATAGAAGAGTTGATTATTATTACGAGACGTGCGATTATGATTACAACGACTTGACAGCCGACGACGTGATCCGCGATGATTGGTATGAGAATAAAGGCTTGAGCAAGATTCACGCTGCGCACATCATCCGCAAAATTGAGGCCGTTATAGACGACTTGAAAAACGAGGCTGAATGCGCATTTTCAAAGTATTGCGACGAGGAGATGTTTTGCGCCTGGAATGCCTTCCATGGTGAAGCCGGCTACAGCACAGCGGGCAAACGTCTCTGGCAAGAATTAGAAGAACTGAATAAGAAAACCGCTTAAACAATATATCATCATGGCACAGAACATCACAATATCACGCACAGCGGACACTCGTGCCCTTCTGACGGCTTTGTTCGCTGTCATCGTGTTACTCGTCAGTCGCACGGTAGAAAACGCCCTGGCAGCCCTTAAAACGGCTCGCCAGTGGCTCCAGTCGCAGCACAGCTTTTATGGAGAAGATGGCGATCCCATCAAGTGCACCGGCTGGCAGTTCGTCGGCTACAATATCATTGCAGCGGTAGTGGCAATATTGCTCTGCATAAAGTATTAACCGCCTTATTATCGGCAAGTCAAAATATCACCAACTTTTAAAATTTACAGATTATGGCACAGATAGCATTATTCAACGTTACTAATGATTCACAGTATTTACCGCAGCGTCGCGACATGTTCAACGAGGCACGATGGAAGGAGGCGAAACGCCTCATGGCACAGGCCCTGAAACTGACAAGCAAGGAGGCAGGCCGATATACGTCGCGCTTCCTTCAGGATAGAATGGTCGGTGCGGACTTTCCGGCACCAGCTGGAGGCTATCACAACGGCATCACGTGTATAGCCAACGGCGGCGAACACAGCCAGCAGCGAGGCGAGTTTACAATGTACGATATTATAGGCAGCTCGTATATTTACGAGGCTCCGACAGGCGACATGTGTATAGCCAACATTCCGGAAGAAGGAGAAACGGAGTACTACCGTATATCGGTATTGTCTTACTAATCATCATTCACGGGCTGCGCCTGGCAGCAGGGCAGCCCTATTATAGAACATCTAAAAAATTGAGAAATTATGAATCAGATATTTGTTGAAGCAAAAAATCTTATTTGCAAAGATGGCTCGGTGTGGCTGTGGGAGTCTGAAAGCATGGAGACGGTGCGCTGCTTCGCATCCAACGAGGATGCACAGAAGTATATAGATTTGCATCATCAGTTTTGCCGTGAACGCGGCATGAAGGAAGAATCCTACAGCATCGGCACGGAGGCAGACTTTATGGCGGCTGTGAAAAAGTATGAAGCCGACAAGAAGGCCAACGAGGTGAAGGAGTACGGAAAGCACGTTGACGCATTGATAGAGCGCAGACAGCTCGAAATTAAGGCTCTGGACGGACTTGTTCAGGTGTGCCGAAAGTTTGATGGCAAGGTACTTAATAAACGCTTCCATGATGCAGTGAAGGAGGCGACGGGCTTTTATAGTTCGTTCGGTGAATGCCGCTTCGAGCTGAACTGCTACGACTATTACAACTTTATCGAGTATCGCCCTAATGTCTCAATGTCCGCCGACTGGAGCCACGGCATCAACCGCTACACCGGCAAGAAGAAAGATATGAATCCGAACGACTGGCAGTGGGACACTGGCGACCGTCTGGAGGCCGAAAAAGCGGTTGCTGTTATAGAGCATTACAAAAACGGCCGACTTGCCGAAATCGAGAGATTGAAGGCTTCAAAAAAGAAGTATGCAGCCTATCTGCGACTTGCACGAAAAGCGGAGGCGATAATGAAGGATATGGAAGGTTACGACTACGAGATCCGCGAGTATGCCAAAGAGAAGGCATTAAGCCAGTATAGCCGCCACTCCTACTTCTGGAAGGGCTATTAATCATCATTCATGGAGCTGCGCCTGGCAGCAGGGCAGCTCCCTATTATAGAACATATAGAATTTTGAGAAAATCATGGATAAAAAGAAGTATATCGACGTGTTGACTGAACAGGCAAGTAAGCACGGCAGACCGCAGGAAATGGCCCTGAATGACTTCTGCGACTACCTTATAGAGTTCTTTAGCATTGACGCTTTTAAGGCTGGCACCGCTGAATATAGCCAGCACATTTTGAGCTGCACGAAGAAGAATCCTGACTTTGCAGGACTCACTTTTCAGTGGCTCGACGATGTGGCAACAGCAATGGAGCGTGGCGAGTGGCTGGACGTGTTCGGTATTCTGTATGAAGATATGTATCTGAGCCGTGGCAAGGCATCGAAGACGGGGCAGTTCTTCACGCCTCAGAGTGTGTCGGACCTCATGGCACGGATTAGTGCCCTGGGAGCCGAAGACCATGGCAAGGTGAACGACTGCGCAGCAGGTAGCGGACGTTTGCTCCTGGCTCACTACATGGAGAAGAGCAAGCTGGACCATGCAGCCGGAAGGCGGTTCGAGTATGTGGCACAAGACAGCGATCCTATTGCTTGTAAGATGTGCGCCCTAAACTTCATGGTACATGGCATGTATGGCCGTGTGGAGTGTCGCGACACATTGCGCATGAGTGAGCCGACGGTGGTGTATTATATCAACGAGGTGAAATATCCTTTTAACACGCCTTATTATAGCGTGAGAACGGTATTAGCGAAAAATCAGAAATAAGGTATCACGGGGGTGGAATACCCCCTATTATGGAACATTAAAAATACTAAGGATTATGGCAAAGATATTTGTAAACGAAACAGTAGGTAAATTGCAAAGTTTTGTTGGTTTTTATGATTCAATTTGGAGTCCAAATGATGATATATATTACGAGTGTGTAGAAGAAGATTTGGAGGAGGACGTTGATTTTACCTTCGACTATAAGCAATACCGGAACGACATCTGCAAAGCATATACGGAGGTGTGGGAATTGTGGATGCAGGAGTTTATCAGCGACGATATAGAACTGGAGTTCGTAGAGGTTCACAGTCCTCGATACTATAATTATGAAAATGATTCTTGTCGCGTGAAAATTCGCCTGACACAGGCTGCGGAGGATGCTATTATAGCCAAGATAGGAAAACACCGCAATCAGCTGGCTAAGTGGATAAAGGAAAACCACACAAGCTATGATGGCTTCTTTTCTAATCTATCCAACGACATAGACCAGTGGCCAAGTCGTTTGTTTGACAACGATGAAACTTTTCAGCCTGCCTATCTCTTCTGTATGCTCTATTATATTGTCAAGGCAGAATATATGGCGACAGGCGAAACTGAAAGTCTTGAATACGAGGCATACGGTCGCATACGTGAAAATATTAGTGTAACATCATATATGAAGAATATAAAAAAAGTTGCTTGATTATATGAAGACATCAAGAACAATCCACTCCTTCCTGCTTAGTGAGCAGGAAGGACACACACTCCTCACGGCTCAGGAATATCCCTGGAGCGTGTTGCAGGTGATACCTACCACTCCGGCAGACTTCGACCGCACATTGGCAGTTCTGGAGCAGCGAGGTTTTGTAGCCCATCACGACATCGACCGCACATTTTGCATCATCCATTTGACAAGCGGCGACCACGACGGACAACACCCTGAACGGTATATCACCATCACTCAGAACAACTACATGCAGTTCATTGAGGCATTGAAGGACACGATGGCACAGGCAGCAGTGTGGTATGAGACGAATATTATAGAACCATTAAAAAACGACAGAAGATTATGAGAATACCGAAAGATATACCTAACGAATTGAAGCGTTTGATTAATGCTATTGTGAAACGTTTTGGCGATTGCGAAATTTGGCTTAATGGATATAATAGAGATCCATGGGGATTCACCTGGTATGGCTCCAGTATGACTTGTGAACCTCTGTTTTGTAGTTATGGTTGCATAGGCTATAGCATCAATTATAAGGGGTACGAGCTTCATGTAGATAACGAATTGTCACGGATTGAGATTATTGATGAATAGTATATTATAATACCCTTAAAAAACGACAGAAAATTATGAAATTCAAGACAGTAAAAACAATATTGACCGCTGCGCAGGAGAAGAAGCAGTACGGAGAAATCGACCTTAAAAGCGGCTCCTGCTGTAATTTTTGTTTCAATCTTGAGCCGAAGAAAATCATCGGCTACAACAGCGATACGGAGGTTATCTCGGTGTTAAAAGGCTCAACTGACGTATATATCGACTGTGAGGCGATAGAGAGCATTACGGTGCATAAGTAACACTCTACCCCATCCCGCGCCCAGCACGGCCTTTTGCGAAGGTTCGCCCCCTTCGGCGGGAACGCATAATCATAATCAAAAAAGTATTTTGTTTCCTGCTGTTGGCGGTCCGTGAGGATAGCCACAGCACACCGCCCGCACGGTTGACACGTGGACGAGGTTCGAGTCCTCGTCGGGCGACTATATTATAAACCCTATAAAAATTAGACGAGATGAAAGCAACAGTAACAACACCGACCGCGCCCCAGGTGAGCGCAGCGGACGTGGCAAGATCTCTCGGCAGATGCGCAGCCCTCTGCCTTGTGTATGTCTTGCAGACCATCGCCAAGGCGTTAGACCTGGCACAGCGTGCAGCCCTGGGCTTGTGCCAGTGGCTCAACAGTCGCCACAACTTCACCGACGAGGAGGACCCCGTAATAATGACGGGCTGGCAGTACCTCGGCTTCGGCGTGGTGATAATGTTCGTGGCAATGATAGTGTGCATCAAGTGGTAGCGCCTCTTTATAGCGTGTGCGGAATATTGAGGATTCCGCACACGCTCAAGAAAGAACCCTATATTATAATATACATAAAATATTGAGGAATTATGAAACGAGTATATATATTAAACACTTGCGACGAATGGAAATCGTGGAGTTCATTCCATCTTTACGGCATCTGGGCATCTTCCAAGGCCGGAACTCGTCGCCTTGTTAATGCTATTATTGCAGGCATTGAAAAATACTATTTTTCGTATGAAGACAAGTATATGGATATAGCGCAACAAATAGAAAGTTTGCGTGAAGATGCAAAAACAGATTGCAACACCTTTTATTCTCTTTTGTCGAGTAAATTGATTTACGGATCAATCGAGTTGGTGGAAATTCAGTAATAACGAAGAATTGACATTTTAATACTTTATAGAATTGTTTGGAGTTATGGACAATAGAAAAGAATACGCCTACCTGCTTTGTGTCGGTGGTAAGATCTTAAAGATTATAGCTAAATGGTGGAGCACTCCGCAGGAAATGACGGCAGCGAAATGCGGCATGGCAACCGTGGCACGCACATTCAGAAAGTCGGCCGGTGTGTTGGTCTATGAGCGACAGTCCGGCGACCTCTGGAAGTTTGCAGAACGTTGTGAGGTACGCCCCGACTCTTATCCGCGAGAGATCATCCTTACAGCGGACAACGAGATATTATATTAAACCCAATATTATAGAACCCTTAAAAAACGACAGAAATTTATTAAATTCAAGACAGTTCAGACGATATTGACCGTTGCGAAGGAGAACCAGCAGTACGGCGAAATCAATCTCAAAAGTGGCTCAAGTGTTTATTTTTGTTTTAAAGGCCTCGGCGAATCTGACGCTGACAACTTTGGCTATAACAGCGACACGGAAGTTGTCTCGGTGCTGAAGAACTCAGCCGACGTATATATCGACTGCGAGGCGATAGAGAGCATCAGGGTGGAGAAGTAACGCCCTACCCCCCTCCCGCGCCCGGCATGGCCCTTGCGATGGTTCGACTCCATCGGCGGGAACGTTAAGTAATTATTAATTTTTAATTAGTAATTATTAATTGGCATAATAATAATCAATAAAGTATTTTGTTTCCTGCTGTTGCAGTCCGTGAGGATAGCAGCAGCCACAACGCCCACCATGCAGGCATGGCGCCAGGTTCGAGTTCCTGGATGGGCGACTGAAAATAATAAAATACGCATAAATTATATATTAATGCGTCATTTATTTGGCAGTTATAAATATTATTGCTACCTTTGCAACAGATAAAGAAACAAACATTATTTATTAATCGGCTGCACCAGATAGCCTAATAAAGTCTCAAGGGTATGAGCATACGATATGACTATTACATTCAAGGAGTTTAAGAACAATGTGAAGGCGAACGCTACTGTATTCCTCGGATCTTTTCGTTGGGAGAAAGCAGATGAGCGTCGCGGTCGCGAGGTATCGGTTGTACGCTTCGGTTACAAGGAGAAATACAACTGCTGTGACGCCTCTTCTTTCCTTTCTCTCCCGCTTGCTGACAACTACAAGATGGACGTTTACACCGACTATAATGTAGGCGGTTGGGGTACTCATTACGTTAATGAGGAGTCGGCTGTGGACTTCGATTCTAACAGATTCTATATTATTGCTCCTACCTTTGCTAAGGACGTAGAGAAGGCTTACAAGCGTAAGAACGACACGAAGCGTTGCAGCATCAATGCTCAGGTGTTGGCGAGCGTGTCGGAGGCTTGTGCAACATGGCTGCGCCGTTCTGACTATCTGAAGGGCAAGAATGAGGTGGAGCTGCTTGAAGGTATGCTTACTCTTGATGCTTGTGAGGAGGATGATAAGAAGCGTGATAAAGCTGTACGCCGCACACTCGGATTTGCTGAGAAGGCGTTTACCAAGTTCCTGAGCAACGAGGGTCTTGCCAACGGCGATGAATATTTGGCACGCCTGGAGCAGGAGGCTAAGGACAAGGCAGCGGCAGAGAGAGCTGAGAAAGCAGCCGAGAAAAAGCGTGTACGTGATATGGACTATGTGGATAGTCATATCTTCTATGAGAATGGCGAGCACGTCGGCTACGACTTCGAGACCTTCATCGAGCGAACCGTCAACACGGGCACACACGTCATGTATCGCACTTGTTCGGTAGGTAGCGAAAATTCACTCACTTGCGAAGAAGAGAACGACTACAACGGATATAGTCGCCGCTGCCAGTTCACGATGATCAAGCGCGGTTTTCACCTGACTGTCAAGAAGGGCTACAGCATACGTCTTGTAGGTGGTCTTATCACCTTCTACCGTGGCGAGTTCAAGCGCGACGGTATGGCGTGTGAATGGGTTGAGCAGGGACGCGCTATTGCCGACATCGTTACAAAGAAAGGCTATCTCGTAAGAGGTGAGCATATCGAGGCGAAGACACTCAAGGAGGCGAAGTGCATCAATGCTGAGAAGCGTAAGCAGCAGACTCTCGACCTTCTTGACGCCCGTGCAAAGCGTGCACAGAAGGCAGCCGAGAAAAAGCAGCGCATGGAAGAACTGGCGAAGTACATGTTTACCTTCGACGACTCACTGAACGCCGGCAACTGTCGCCCAGGTACCCAGAACTTTAAGAACCTTGTGGAGAAGGAAGTAGGTCACGAAGTGAACGAGATCTCGCTTGCTGACCTTCGCAAGTATGGCAGGATGTTCGGCTTGTCGTATTATACTGACCGCGTAATCAACTACGTTATGAATAGAAAATAAATTCACAATATTTATGAAAAAAGAAAATTTTTCTCCTCTCCAGCTGTCCTCGGTAGCCAAAAGCTATTACGAGGACAGCACTCCGAAAAATGTGTTCGGAATGGAGAAGTATGTTGCCACGGATGGCGAGAACATCATGTTTGTAAAGTCGGACTACGAGCCTGTAAAGGGCGAAGCGGTCTTTTACATCAAGCGAGTGAGAAATGGCGTGTATTGTCAACTATACAAGCACGAGCAATAATATTAATAACAAAAACCTAAAAGATTATGGCAAAAGAAAGATTTGAGTTGACATCGGGCAAGGACCTGATGTGGACGGTGACGGACAACGAGAACGGCATCGTGATTGAGTTCCGTGAAGGTTTGTTTAATGAGAGCCAGGAGGTGAAGCTGCTAACCGAGTTTACGTATGGCGACGCTCCGAGAATGGCACGTATCATGCGCGAGATAGGCGACTGGGTGGCAGAGAACCATGTGGAGGTGGCTCTCAGCGACTGGAAGGCTCGTCGCTCGGCAATATGGAAGCTATCTAACGAAAAATATTGGTTAGCTATGGCAGCAGCTACCAACAGTTTGATGTTGTCGGATATGGATGCGGATCACGCTGCGTGCATGTTGTTTGCCGAGGTGTGCGACTGGGCAGAGTTCGAGAAAAACATGGATCTGACAGCAGCCGAGGAGGAAAACCTGAAGGGCGTGTTGTCGGAGCTGACGGATAGCGAGGCATGGGAAGTGTTCAAGATGCTGCACGTGTTCTGGAACTATAAGACTGACCAGGGCGACATGATGCAATGGGCGTTGGACGTGACTTGGTGGCCGGCATGGTTGCCGGAGGAGTTGAAGCGTTCGGATCTTGCTGAAGACGATGACGATATTATAGAAGAGATTTAAAACGACGAAACTATGGAAATTATAAAGAGTGGAACACCGAAGGCAGGCAGACCTGCCATCGGTGGCAAGAGACGACAATATGTAGTGACCGACGATGTGCACGAGTGGATAATGTCGCACGGTGGGGGAAAATACCTCACGGACTCCATGCGCTGTGTGCGCGCTACGAGCGGAGGTAAAGGTGCCGTGACAGATTATGCGATGTGCATTCTTCGCGCTGCCACTTGCTTCGATTTTGAGGTAGACCTTACCGAGCCTTATGCTGACTTGGGATTGAAAGCCCGCGACATGATATTGTCGGAGGTAAAAGAGCCTGAGACTTACCATGTTTATAAGGAGGGAACGTGGAAAGATGGTGTTTTCAGCAATAACATTGGCTCCCTTGCTATCAGTTCATCGTCAGAATGCCCTGAAGACGAAAGCAAGCGACGTTATTACAGACCGTCGGGAAACTTCGGGGATTATAAGCGTATTCCTTACAAGCGGGTGAAGGCAGGAGACTATTGTTTGGTTAATCGGTATATCGACGACAAAGCACGAGTCGTAGGAGTATTGGCACAAGTAGAGAAGTGAAAATAAATAATAACAACAATAAAAAAACGAAATATTATGGCAACAAAGAAAGTTTATCCGTTTATTAATGCAGAGATGTTCGACCTTGAAGGCAACAACGACAGAAAGAACGTGACGTTTGACGCGCGAGAGGTCGAGAGCTACGAGTCATGGTCAAGTAAAGATGGTGAAGATGAGAACGAGTGCGTACAAGTCAATTTCAAATCGGGACGAAAAATGTGTTTATACATGGAACTCGATCAAGAGCTTTACCCTGGCGACAACCTGATTACTGCAATCGACATGGTGCAATACTCTCACTTCTGGCACGACAACGAAGACTCTATCCCGGACGAGGACGAGGAGTAACAACACACGAAAAACATTTTAAATACTTTATAGAATATGACTAAGATTAAGAATTTTGACGATTATCGTGCGTTGGTAGACGTAGTGAAGATGCACGACTATAGATATTTCGGGCTGAACTGTCCGACCATCAGCGACGAGGAATATGATGCTATGTACTTTGCTTTGCAGGAGTACGAAGAGCAGCACGCGGACGAGATATTGCCCGACTCACCTACTCAGCAGTGTTACAGTGAGAATGGCAACGGCAAGCGTACCGTGGCACGTCGTACGGCTTGTCTGTCGATGAAGAAGCTGCATGATGCCAAATCGGTGGTGAAATACCTGAGAGCACAACAGAAAGCTGCCAACATCAACGGCAAGGGCACGGAGGTGGATGTAGAGTGGAAATTCGATGGCGAGACGGTGAGCCTTGTTTATCGTCGCGGGAGACTCTCGGAGGCCACTTACGGACATGGCAAAGAGCTGTTCGGTATCGACTGCCTGGATCACATGAAGTATGTGAATGGCGTTGAGGGATATGTGGAGCAATGGAAGGATGAGGACCGTGTGGAGCTGAGAGGCGAGGTGATTATCTCGCTTGAAGAGTTCGCTCGTTATAGCAAGGCAGGTAAGTCGCCAAGATCTACAAGCAATGGCATTATGTCGAAGAAAGAGGCTGTGCCGTCGGAGTGCATCCATCTGGAGCTTCATCCCTTCCGCCTTATTATGGACGGCGTGACAAGACACATGTCGGCGATGCAAGCCTTGGAACGTAACGGCTTTAAGACTTCGGGATTTGTGTCAGCTCTTAAACTTGAAAAGCCGGATGCCGAGCTGGAGCAGGACATCGAGAACATCGTGTGTACTGCCGAAGTGAAACGTGACGCCCTGCCCTACCCTACCGACGGACTTGTATTCAAGTTCGACAACTACGACTATTACGATCGCATAGGACAGACCGACCACGACGCCAAGTATAACTGCGCGTTTAAGTTCCGTCCGGTGTTTAAGGCCGTTACCACATATCGCGGTCATCATACCACGGTAGGCGAAAAGACTGGCAAGGTGACGTATGTTACCGACTTTGACGAGGTGGAGATGAACGGACACCGTTTTGCACATGCCAACTGCGGAAGCGAGCGCACGTTCCTTCAGAAGTGCTTGACGCCTGGCTGTAAGATTGAGGTCAGCTTGCATGGTGATGTTATCGTGTGTGTGGATAGAAAGATTGAAGACGAACCGGCTATTGATGAGAACCTTATCATTGAGGAAAAGCCTATCATTGAGGAAGAATCTATTGCTATTGACGAGGAGCCTCTTGTTATAGACGAATCGGGAATTGTTCTTCATCCGGAGCCTCACGTTATAGAGCAGGATATTAATCAGAGCCAGGAGCCGGAAGCAGAGTCGGAACCTACACCCCAGCCGAAGCCGAAGCGCAAGCGAAACTATCCGCAGGTAGGTGAGCCGACGCTGCGAGAGGAACGTGAAGATAACACGGCAAGGAGAACGGATGGCAAATTGAGTGTAAAGAAGGTATTCGCCGGTGCGCTTGCTGTACTCATGGCAGCGTCAATGTTCGTAGTTGTGATAGCATTCGCCGGAGCCGCCCTATTCTTTCTGCCGATGATGGGAGATGTTGTAAAGAAGTGAGTTATGTTTTTGTGGAAATGTGGAAATGTGGAAATATGGAAGTACAGAAATACATAAATACACGTTTCCACAAACACACAAAGCAATAAACACATAAACGCATCCATCCACAAACGCACACATATATAAATACACGAATACATTAATAAACAAAGCAACTAACAAATTAACCAATAAACAAAGCAATACACATACAAATGCACTTATAAACAAATTAAGCAATAAATAAATAAATAAACAAATAAACAAAGAAAGCAACAAATAAATAAATCAATAAATGTGCATGGATGTTTGTTTATTTCAATTATAATTCTTAAATTTGCAACGTATTACAGATTATACGTGTTCTGTATACTTGGATAGTATCATCAATTTTTAACTTTACAGAAGATGGAAAGACTTAGAGAAGTGCTTGCCTTTGTAAATCACAAAGGCGGCGTAGGAAAAACAACAACGGTGCAGAGTTTAGCGACTGGCTTGCGCCGTTTTGGTAAAGGAAAATTCGGAGTGGGTGCCGATGGACGCAAACGCTTGCCGCGTGTGCTCATTATCGACCTTGACCCGCAGGCGTGTGCCTCGTTCCTCTTCGGATGGAGCGAGATTCAGAACGTAGGCAAGCCTACCGTTTACGACGCATTGGTACAGCAAAGCAATTTGCCCATTTATCAGGTACGTGAGGGTATTTACCTCGCGCCAGCTGCTGCGCAGCTCATATCCATTGAACCGTTCCTTAATCAGCGTGCTTTGCCTCGCAAAGCTCTTTGTAAATTGCTCGCCAAGCCACTGAACGAGCTGGCAGGCACCGAGCTGGCAGACGAAGGCGTGAACACCGTCACGGATGCTTTCGACTACGTGCTTATAGATTGTCCTCCGGCTATGTCGCTGCTTACATATAATGCTCTCACAGCTGCTACGAGTGTAGTGCTGCCCGTTCAACTCGAAGTGTTGGCAACAAAAGGTATTGCCGAAATCATCAACGCCATCAAGGAAACACGTGAGGATCTTAATCCCGACCTTGACATTCGTGGCTTGCTGATGGTAATGAGCAACGACCAGACCAACGCCACAAAGGAGTTCAAGGAATACCTTGGCGAAAAGTATCAGGACTATATGTTTGACGCTTATACGCGCCGCGACACGAAGATGGTCGAAGCGCAGGCTATGCGAGAAGACATCTTCGCTTATGCACCGTATTGCAGGGTAGGGCAGGACTATGAGCGTTTTACCAAGGAGATAATCAACAGTTTCACTTTTTAATATTATAGGGTATGGCAAGAGAAATGACGAAGAAGACGAGACGCTTCAGTCTTGAGGAGTCTGACGCTATCGAGGAGAACGAGCGCATATTGGAATCCGGCAGTAAGCAGCGTAAGGAGAACAGGGAAAACAAGGGGAGTGGAGAAGCGGCAGTAAGTGCTGCCACTGCTTCGTCCGCAGAAGTTCCGGCGACTGAAAAGCCGACTGTTTCTACAACAACGTCTGAGACTGAGACATCGACAACTACAACCCCTGTAGCAGATCAGCCGGCAACCACATCATTCAGCAACGATATTGCTGTGAACATGCGTAAGCCGAAGGGCAAGAAGACCGAGAATGGCATCACCATATACGTGCCGATGGAGTATTACGAGCGTATCGCCTTGATGAAAATGCGCACTGGCGTGCCTATCAAGGATTTGGCGCTACAGGCTGTGATTGAGTTCCTGGACAGAAACAAAATGTAATAGACTAATTTCTTATGAAGAAGATTATATCAGTTTTGTTTGCGCTCTGCCTGTGTATGGTAGCAAGCGCACAGCAGCATTTGAAGTTTATGGGCATACCGTTAGACGGAACGGTGGACAACTTCGCCTTGAAGCTGAAGGCTAAGGGCGTTACATACGATGCAGCGAAGTCGAAGACAGCAGGACCAGGTAACAGGGTATTTAACGGTACGTTTGTAGGGGAGGATGCTGAGATTGTGGTGTTCTATAATAACAAAAGTAAAATAGTGTATGGTGCTGCTGTCGAATTACAATATTCTACAGTCGAGACTGCTCATACTCCCTTTGTAAACTTAACTGAGCAGTTGCAGCAGAAATACCCTAATGCGAAATACAGAGCAAATAGAGATTCAGATGGTGACGCAAACGGAGTGGCATTTGATATTCCCGATAAAACAGGAACAAAAAGAATTGGCGTTATTCTCCAAACATTGAACGTGTCCGATTCAGGGTATGGCTGTTCTATATGGCTCATGTATACTGACATAGACAATTTTCAAAAAAATGACACTATAAATAACGAGGACTTGTAATGTGTAAGGTAAAATCCTACTAAAGTTTTTTACCTTGGTGAAAAGGTCATAATGTTTTTTACCTTAAAAGGGATTAGGAGGTGAAAAGGTCATAATGTTTTTTACCTATTATTTAAAATAAACATAATAAAATACTTTGTTTGTTTTATTTAGGGAAGACAAAAAATGCACTTATACTCCTATATATTAAGCAATTAGAAAGATTGCGAGGTAAAAAACATTATGACCAAATACCCCTAAAAAGGGCGGTTGAGGTAAAAAACATTATGACTTCTTTACCAAAATCACGTAAAAGCATCTATTATGGAAAGAGAAAAACATCTACCGCAACAATATATCAGTACCCCTTTTGCTTACACAAAGTTCTCCAAGAACCTGTCATTGCTTCAGCAAACGGTATTGACTAAGGTCAGCGAACACCTACAGGGTTATGTGCGTCATTTCTTTGGAAGTAACTTACGAAATGACCCGAAGGTGCCGCGTCCTCTTTTTTCTGAAGCAGAAAAGAACAACGGTATGCCGGAGTTTGTTATGTCGTATGCTGAGTTAGGTGTGGATATAGCCAACTATAATGTAGCGCGTGCAGCCGTCCAGGAAGTTCTAAACCTAACCGTTGATGCTCCCAGTGAGGACAGCGACGGCAAGGCTTCCGTCAAGGCTTTTAATATCTTCACGCACGCCAATATTTCTTTTGAAGGTGGTACAGGCGTGTCTTTCAGGCTGAATCCCGAGGTCGTGGACTATGTGTTTGACATGAGTCAGGGGTATGTGCGCCATCCTGCTGATATAGCACGAATAGGACAGATTGAACGTATGCCCATGATGTATTATTATCTGCATAAGAAATCAGAGCACTGGAAGCATCGGAGTGTACGCTTGACGGTATTAGAAATAAAGACATATTTGGGTATGCTGGGCAATATTACCGAAGGCACAGACGAAAGGTCTGGACGACCACGAAAAGACGGAAAAGAGAAGAAAGAGGCTTATCCTAAGTTCTCTCAGTTTAAGAAGAATGTCATTGAGACAAGCATCAACGACATTAATCGCTTGCGAAAAGACGGATTGCTTGATGTTTGTGTGTCGTATGAACCTATCTATAACGGCAAGCGCAAAGTTGGTAATCCTGCATATATAGAGTTTACAATCTATGACACCATCGGGCAAATGCAACAAGCAGTACAAAAAAGACAACAGCTCAATCTCTTTGCTGATGTCGAGGAGTTGAAGCCGAAGCCAGGTGAAAAGGAGTGGCAGAAACTTTTGACCATGCTTGACGGCGAAGCAGGCGAGTGGCTGGGTAGTGAGATGTCGGACCTGTTGAAAAAAATGACGCTTGATAAATATGACGGCAAGACTGTCCGGATTATTGCGACTCAGAAACAGGTGGCAGACATGGAGAATTTGCTGGGTAATAATGTACTAAAAAATAAATTTAGCCAATTACTTGGTCATTGTTTTAAAGGCGACAAACGTAAAAAGGTTTGTTTGGATTATAATAAAATTAATAAATAGTTTTACACCGCTTACCCTTCCCATGGGGTAGGCGGTGTTTTTAGTATGTCCTGGTGATGTCTGCGACTTTTTCTAATTTTGTAGGTAGAAACCAACAGAACATATATATGGGAAGAATCAGAAACATCATGTTATGGCTTATGACCGTAATCACGCTTTTTGGCTGTGCGGCTTCGCGTAAGACGATGACCGGCAGCCACGAAGAACGACGAGATAGCTCGGTGGTTGCTGTCACGGATAGTATGACAAAATCGGAGGTAGAGACGGACAGCACGGTACGTTTCGCCACGGACGAGAGTTATGTGTCCGGCTCTATGAGCGAGAAGGGTAGGGGAGAAGAGACCATTCAAGAACGAGTGACAGAGAGCACGGATGCTCAAGGCAACAAAACCACCACCACCGATCGCACGATACACCGCAAGGGCGACTATGAGCGCAGCAGTTCGTACGAGCAACACTTAAAGCATCTTGAGGCGACTATATCACGGATGCAGCACACAATCGACAGTCTTGTGTTGAGTAATAAGCTGAACGTTGGCACCCACTGGGCGAAGAAGGACAGCACGAATGTGGTGAAGGAGAAGAATACGAATGATATAAAGTCAACATCGACTTCTAATCTAATCACACTCTTTTTATTCTGGATAGCTGCTGTTGGAATTTGTTCATGGCTTTACAGTAAACGATAGAAGGTATGGGCAGAAAGAAACAAGACATGATAGAAGTCACCACGCAACCGGAAGTAACGCTTCAGGACTTTGTTATTCCTGCTAAGATTCAGGCGTTCTGCGACAAATACAAACCGCTGAGCCATTGGCGCGAAGACTGCGATGTGTTCACCGACTATCAACTGCGAACGTACTTTAAGGCCGTAGTTTGTCCTCTGGGCGATCCGCTGGCTATCTATCTGCAGGAGTTGTCGGAGAGAGGCTTTAAGATGAAGGATGACGAGTGTGGCGAGCCCGTCATCTATGCTGCGCTGCGATGAGCGCCGTCAATTAACAACTAATAATTAATAATCAAAAATATAGAGATGAAGAAACCGCATTATTTCTACAAGGTGTCGGCAACATCAGATGTTGGCCGCGAAATTCAGAATTACATGAACCGATGTCAGGACGCCGAACAACAGGCTCTTGAATGGGCAAAAAGGCATGGCGCAGAACACTATTACGAGTCGCCTGACGGCATGGCGGGTGGAGTAGGCGCAGTGGAATTTGCCGACTCCTCCGAACGAGACGGGTGGGACAAGGAAGTTTCGCCCGATGGTCGCGTATTCTTTTTCCCGATGTCTGGAACCGACTTAGAAAAAGAGATGAATGCGCTACCCGTTGTAAGTGAAGCCGAACTGATCAGCATCTTTAGTTTGCAGCCAAAGCGCACAAAAAACAACCTCCCCCTGCCGATGACCTTTGGTGATAGCACGCCCGTTGTTTTTCTCCATCAAGGCTTCTGGTATGTCGACGTACCGTATGTGAGTGCAGATATGACGCTTACGCAGATAGAAGAGAAGGAGTTTTATCGTCGTAGAATGGCGGCTATAAATGAACAGAAATAAGCAGTAAGTAGTTTAATAGTTAATAAGTGGTTAATAACTTTAAGTTAGTTTTTTAGGTTTAAGTTAGTTTTGTGCGTTACCCGTCCGTGAGGATAGGTAACGCTTTTGCTTTCTACCTTAGTCATGTGTCGGATGGTCGGCAACCATATATCCGTCGTTCGCACTCGTATTCTTGTAGCGCCTTGCATCGTTGAGTATACTCGTAAGGTTCGCTATCTGCTTTTGCTGTTCAGCAATGATGTCGAGTAGGCGTGCGCGTTCCTCGCTGTGCCGTTCGTCAGCTTCTATGCGTTTAGATTCGAGGTCGAGCAATGCTTTCATATTTCTATCACTTACATTGCCTACTATTATCATTTTCCCTTGATCTGAGTCGGGAGCCTGAACACAGATAGGAGAGGCGTTGTCCGTATTTTTGTGCTCTTTTTCATCAGAAGATACAATACCTGGTACCACAGATGGAATTATCGTAACATCCAAAGGGTCGAGAAGCGCACGACTGCCAGCCTTACGCTCGGTAACATAGCCGCCGTCAGGAGCAAATATGTCGCCTTCTTGTGGCTGTACGTACATTGCACTCCGCGTTGGATCACTATCTTTATCATAAAAGAAAGCTGAGATAGGCACTTGGAAGGTGTTGCAAAAGCGCAATATACTTGATACCGGCATAGGACATCTGCCTTGTTCCCATAGACGCAGACTGTTGTTTGATGTAGAACCGATAGCTTGCAGAATAGTGTTGATGTTTATCCTGCCGTTGACCTCCATCCACCTACCGAGGAAGGAATAATTGTATTGGTACTTCATAACTGAATTGTTTTAAAACGACATTTGTATGTTAAAAATCGTAAATATTGAAAATAAACATAGGTGAGCTATTGTTTATTTGTATTTTAATTCTTAAATTTGCAACAAATATAGTGAATAACTGAAAAATGACAAAGGAAAATCTCGAGAAAATAACCACACCATTGCAATCTTTGGACGTTAAAGATATTTCGGTGGAAGAAAAGAAATCGTTGTCTGATTTTATGCAGACAAAAGGCTTCTCTGTAGCCACTTTTTATCTGCGTTTCTTTAAAAATGGCTTCTCTGTTTGGGAAATCATCGGCATTAATGAATGTAAAAAACAATTCTTAGCTATGCCAGAAGTAGCCGAGCTATTATTGTCATATGTAGGAGACGAAGCGCAGGGAGACAAGGGTTATCTTTATACTTTGGCTAAGAGCGAAAAGGCTGGTGTTTTCTACGATTGCTTGAAACGTGCCAATACTGGACTTTGCAAAAAGTTCTTCGACTTTATGAACGAGCGCGGTATGAGCACAGGTACTGTTATTAAGCGTTTCACCACCGACAACTGGAAAGAATGGGAGGCTAACGGTATCAAGAATTGTCTTTTGCAGTTTAACCTAAAACCTACTAAATAAAAAAAATGATAGATATTACTTTAGATTTTGAGACTTGTGCGCTTGCGCCTACGGCCGCCGTGATGAGTGTCGGAGCAGTAGTTTGGAATCGTGATGGAGACAAATCGCCTTTCTTTAATGACAATGGTGCCGTTAAATACCCTATATTCTCGGCTCATGTAGACCTTCGGGGAATGTTTATTGAGGGTTTTACTTTCGATGAAAAGACCGCCGAGTGGTGGAAGCAGAAGAGCGAAGGTGCGAAAGCAGCCGTTCTTGAAAGTGATGACGACGCTACGCCATGTTCGCCAATAAAGACTGTTGTAGCCAATCTTTTTGGATGGATTAAGGAAATCAAAGAAGCATTGCACGATCAGGACGTCTGCCTTTGGGCGCAAGGTTCTGATTTTGACATAGCCATCTTACGTAACATCTGTTATAAGTTGGGCGTGGAAGTTCCAGTGCATCACGCCAACTTCCGCGACCATCGTACGTTTATCTACGAAGCAGCTCGTTTGATCTGTAATGCCCGTGGAGTATTCTATCATCCGAGCAAGGCGTATGACCTTGTGGATGATTATAAGAAGGTGGAGCAAGGTGCGGAGCACGACCCGGTATTCGACTGCAAGCGTAGTATCTATTCGACGTGGCGGATGATGAAACTTTTGAAACGGTTGAAGTACACTGACGAATGATGGGACAGTCTATACATCGTAAGAATTTCCACCGCATTGCCTATACCGAAGCCTTGCGTGATGACGACTGCAACCTTCGTGTACTGCTCTTTCACGCCCCCTTCGCCTTAGTGAAGGATGTGTGTCAAAAGATGTTCACAATGATGCGGGGCAATATAGGAAACATATTAGTGAAGAACGAACATTCTTGCCGCGTGAGAAACGGCAAATGCTATTGGCGCGTGGCGGTAGAGATAATAGGTCTCAACGAGAATATCGTGTCGTTCACGGAGTTCGTGCTTATGATGATAAGTTGTATGCGAAGAACAGCCAACTGCACTATCCGTCACTATCGTACCGAGACGTTTCTGAACTTATAGTGAATAAACAAATGTAAAATAAAAGAACAAAGGACAGCATGGCGATGGAGGTAACGGCAACGTCCTCCTATAAGTAAGCCTTCCAGTGTGGACGTTAGAGCCTCGGAAACTGGTAACGCTGAAAAAGTTTGGCACATCGCCGGCTGTCCTTTTTAAACAATAACGGCAATCATGTTCTTTCACCCGATATTAAACCGCCTTGCCAACATCGACCTGCACCTTCTCGTGAAGCCTGCCAACGAGCAGCGCATCGAGGGTCAGACCGCGTGCTTCTGTCCTATCTGCAAGAATGGGCAGGACGCGGATGCCGATGTCAAGCAGACGCCTCATTTCATTATCTACGAGAATGAACGAGGTGGACTGTATGACGGCAATGGCGTTGACGGCAATCGGCTGTCTGAGCATGGTGCCGTAAGATGGAAATGCACCCGGACTGGCAAGACCGGCTACGGAGCTGTTGAATTGTATGCAGCGAAGATGGATCTCCCGATGCACGGATATAGTCTTCAGCGCATCTGTCAAAGACTTGTAAGGGATGTGTATGGCGATACCGACGAGGTGCGCCGTGCCTTCCCCGAAGTGTTTGCCAAGATGGACTACCGTACCCAGGCACAGCAGACCATCGAGACATTCTCTTTCATGCCGAAGACCGACTTCTCGCCACAAGAACTTGCAGCCCTTGGGTGTGAGGTGACGCTCGACAAAGGATTGCCTCGCTTCGGCTTTGGCAGTACGTTTACGCCCGACATGCTCAACAAGGACTTCCGTATCTATTCCCTTCTGAGCGTAACGCTGCCCGACGTGATACGCGACGGTCAGCACGTTAGCGAGATTATTCACGGTACGCCTTGGAATCCCTTGTTCGTATGCTTTGCCTCGCAGGAGATAGGTCCGCAAAACTCATACGGATGTTTCTTCCGTCCGGCAATGGCTGGCAGTGAACCGATAGTGTTTTCTACCGCCGAGGAGCATGGCGTGAGGAAGGTGAGCAAGTGGCTCATGGGCGACAACGTGTTTGTTCATGCAATGGATAATCGCAAGAGCGACAATACAGCTGTTCATGCTGCCATCCAGAAGCTCGAACCGACGGAGAAGTATACCGAAGAAAAAGAAATATGGGTAGAACGTGAAGACAAGAATGGCGTGGGGAAAGGAACTTTTAAGCAAGAGAAGAAGAAGATTCCTACCGCTCAAATAAAGGCTCGCAATATCGTCTTTTGTCGTACTCCCGAAGACGCATTGAGCGTGTATTATGCCATGCTTTCCTTGCGCCTTGACAAGATGGAAGACCAACACTTCCAAGACTTCTGTTGGTATCACGTGGCGTTCTCCATTGGACGGAGAAACTTCTGGTACATAGAGCGCGGCGAGTGGAAACGGGAGAATCTTGACTTTAGCGGTGTACAATATCAGAAGATGAACCGCTTTGCCGAGCACGTCATTATTCTATACCCTAACGACATTGCCTCACAGCGCGACTGTGGGGCTATATGCACCAAGTTCAGCTCATTGTATTATGCAATGCTGCCAGAAGGTTTCCGATCGCGTTATTGCCGACGCTGGCAATGGCTGTATGGCTGCTCTCCCCGGAGTGTGCGCGACTATCTGTTGACGTACACCATGAATGCGGAAGAGAACTTCCAGTTCGACCATGACCTTCGCCTTCCACTCTACTCCCGATTGCGTGGAGCCAGGAACACGGAACCTTTCGAGATAGAATATCCGCGTGATCCTCGAAGCGGAAAGCCAAAGCCACCGACCTGCAAGGTGTCGCCCACAAGGTTGTGGCTCTTTATGACCGCTCACGGATATTATCGTATGATAGACCCCGAGAGCACCGACCTCGTAGGACAGTATATTCACCTGAACAAATGCTTTGTGGAGTATATCGACGCAAAGAGTATTATCCAGGCAGCAAAGACAATGCTTTTGGAATATATAGAACAGGCATGGCGGCATAGCGACAACGAGCGACGTTTGATGTCCGACTGTGCCAATATGGTGGACAAGACCTTCACAGAGAAGTCTGCCGGAGGTTTGCAGAGCATGGTGATAAACTTTGCCGACGCCTTTGATGCTAAGACGGAGTATTTTTACTTCAACAATGTGGCATTGAAGATAACACCCGACAGCATCCGCACGGTGTCGTATGACGACATCAACTTCTTTATCCCCTCGCTTGCCAAGAAGCCGTATGACTTCACGATGCGAGTGTTCAAGACACCGTTCACCATCACCGAACGACAGGAATACCGCGACCGACTGGAAGCGATAGACAAGAAGGAGAAGATGCAGAATGAGGATGGGTCGCCAGTTTTCACCTACGACGAGATAAAGCAGATGCGTGGCGACCTTATGGAATGGGCTCAGAAATACCGTTGGGATGTCAACTGGCAAGGACAGCAAGAAAAAGACCTTTGGCCTATTCTGCGCATAGTGCGCGGATTCTCAAACACCCTTTGGGAGCGAGAAAGAGACGTGCAACGTAGCAAAGAGAAGCTTACTGATGACGAGCGAGCCGTAATAAACGCCCATTTCGCCAATATGCTTTCGGGCATAGGCAGGCTTTGTTATCGTTCATGGGAAGGGATGCAGAACGTCTGCCCTTATCTTCTTGAGGATAATATCGCCGACGAGAAGCAAGCCTCTGGTGGTAGCGGTAAGTCGGTATTGGTAAACCTCGTGGTTGGTTCGGCTGTCAATGTGTTTTGCGTTGACATGAAAGACTTCCTTACCGTTGTCGATGCAAAGTTCTGTCTTTCCGACTTGCTCATATATCCCGGCAAATATCGGGTTGTACACTGGGAGGACAAGCAGAAGAACTTTCCGCTCAAATACTTCTACAACAAGATTACCAAAGGTACGAAGGTTGAAAAGAAATTTGGCGACCCCGTCAGTCTGAAGATGGAAGACTCGCCGATGCACGTCATAACAAGCAATAGTCCGTTGAGCGACGACGACCCATCTACTATAGGTCGTTTTCCTTTGGTTAGTTTCTCCGACCGCTTCGCTCGCGAGAATCCTCAAAAGCGACAGCCGGCACGATCACCATCCGACATTATGAAGCGTTTTGATACCGACCCCGCAAAACTTACTGACACCGACCGCAACCAAGCCATCTACATCTGTGCCTTGGCAGTGCAGTTCCTGATGCGCTATCACACCTTTGCCATTGCACCGCAAGGCAATGTGCGTCGCCGCCAGATGGTGCAGAAGCTCACCGAGAGCATTGTCCGCTACTTCGAGTGGTTCTTCTCTCGCAACGAGGTCTACGGTGTGCCGATATGTACCGATGATATGTTCAACGAGTTCATGCGCGACTGGGCAGATGCCTCTGAGGGTAAGTCGAAGGAGTATAGTCGAGCCACCTTCAAGAAGAAGATATACGACTATTGCGAAAATATGTCGATAACGTGCAATCCTAAGCATCTCTTCGAGAACGAGAGTGACAAGCAGCGCAAGTGTTTCAAGCTGCAGGCTTGGGTTACGCAGGAATACTTCACTGGGCGCGAATGGGAGAACGACAATACCATCGAGCCGAAGTTTATCCGCTATATGCAGACTTCCAAGCACGTCTTCTTCTTCTTCCGTCCTGGCAAGGATGCGATACCGAAGGACTACCGCGAGCTCAAGCGCATAGCAAAAGCCTTTGCCGAGCAGCCTGACCCTCTGCCTTACCGCGATGACGATGGTAACATCATCACGCTTACCGACGAGGAGAAAGAACGCTGGGAGAACAATAAGACACGCAAGCAGGGTAGGCGTATGGCGTCGCCTCCGGCAATTACTACCGCCGCAGCTGTTACTCCGGACGTAAAGGAGGAGGACCTGCCGTTCTGATTAGAAAAAGTCAAACTTAAAATATTTATAGAGTATGAAGAAAATAATGCTTAGAAAGGACTACAAGACAAAAGTAGTGCCAGTGGCTGAAGCCGTGGGTTGTTATCTGGTGAAGCCAGTTAACCGCGTTTGGAACGAAGTTTTCGTCGACGAGAAAACTCAGGAGAATGTTTCGATAGAGCGTACTGAAAACATTGTGCATCGTGGCTGCCTGGTGACAGAAAAGGTTCTAAAAGAGCTTGAGCTCTACAAAATCAATGAGGTTGAAGTCTCTGACATTCCTTCTCGCGCCGAGGAAGATACTTTGTTCAATAGAATTGGGCATGTTAAAGTCACCGTGCGCAATAGTTGGGGCGAAAACGCTGTTCTCATTGTTCGCTGCGACTCTCTGCGAGGAGCGCAGAATCTTGCTGCCGACTATGCCGAGGGAGCTGTCAACGACATTTTCAAGACCGAGAATGCACATTCGGTTCATATCCTTAAGTCGGAGATAATCGAAGGCATCCAGTTTATTGGTCGCACCAAGAAAGACATCGAGGAGGAAGAAGCTGCACTCGAAAAGGACGAAGACGCCCCCGTAAAAGAACCGTTTAAGGTCAAGGCCTCGTTTATCGACACGGATTTATACAAACCCGAGTGCAAAAGATCTAAGACCGGCGTGCACGAAAAAGACACGTTTGTTGTGTGGGCGTACGATGTGGTTACGGCTAAGAATATTGTGTTCGACTATCTCAAACACAAGTTTAAGACGGAACTAAAGGGACGCGAGACCCTTCGTGTCGTCGGTGCGACGCTTTTCTATGCGCACACTTATGTGCCGGCGGAATACTGCAACGAGTATATCGAGCAGGACGGTTTGAAGCTGGCTGTAGAGGAATAACGGCGTATGTATAACCACATCAATCATTGAGTATGAAGTTATACCGATATATGTCCGTCGACGAATGCAGTCAGTTGGTTCGTGGCGCGACATTAACAAACACAACCGATCACAGCTCGACTCGCGGCACGGCAAGTACGGCAAAAGGTTTTAGTTTCGGTATCGGAGATTCCGAGCAGGCAAAAAAGGACTTACGCAGGTTGCGTGGAATTATCCGTGCTGAAAGACTTCTGGTGTTCGAGCCAAAGGACATTTCTAAGTTCACGCCATGCCAGGGTCGGTATGTTGATTACGAAAAGATAGATTCCGAAGGTAAGTGCGTTGACGACTATCCTATAGACGGAATGCCTTGCAGGATGTTCGACGAGTATTGCATTGAAAGTTATTCGTTGGACGACATTGAGTGCGTTGATTTGGTTTCCAAATGTTCAGTCGTTCCTTGCTACCCTGAAGAGGTCTTAAGGGTGTATGCCTTTTTGAGGCGTTTTATAAGATAATACAAACAACAAAAAACAATAAATAATATGGCAAGTTACAATGGCAATATCGACCTGCTTTCGCTCAACGGCGCACAGGTGTACAAGGGTATTGACAAGAACAACCCCGAGAGAGTGTATGTCTGCATTCCGGCAGGCTTGAACGAAATTAAAGTGGAGCAGGCTCCTAAAGACCCTGCTCGCACATTGGCTAAGTTGCGTGTAAACATCTGGCCACTCAACGAGCAGTACAAGGCTAAGGTGCGCCAGGCTGCTTTGGAGCGTGGCGACAGCAACGTGACCGTACCGACACATGAAATGCAGATGTCTTTTTCGGTTGACTATATCAAGGACATTGTACGGAAGTTTCCGAAGCTCGTAGAGCAAGTGAAGGAAGCCAACAAAGAACGCAACCCCGAGATTGTGAACCAAGACCCCACCGACGAAAACACTCACCTCTTCAAGGCTATCCGCCAGCGAATGAATAAGCGCCTGGCCATGCTTTATCAGCCACAGCCGGCGCAGCATCCGTCACCCTATACAACACCTAATGTGGGCGTAGCAGGTGCAGCCACTGGATATGTGGCACCAGCCGAGAGCACTGACCCACTCGCCGGCTATACCGATGCCGACGTAGGTGATCTGCCGTTCTAATTCAAATTGCGCAATGTGCAACAATTCAAAATTCAAAATTCAAAACTCAAAAATATGAAACTTCAAGCCCAATCATCACGCACTTTACACGCTGCCCTTAACAAGTCAGCAAAGTGTATCGGCTCAAAAAATCCAATTGCCATTTTCGACAACGTGCTGCTGACATGCAACGAAAGCGGTCTGTTCTTTCTTACGTCGTCTACTGCAGAAGCACAACTCACCATCCCGGCGCCTCTTTCGTTGTGCGGTGGCAAGTTTGACAAGCCGATAGTGCTGCCCATCAAAATGCTCAGTTCGCTGTTAGGTACACTGCCCGACTGCGTTGTTACTCTTGATGTAGAGGAGGGTGGTTCGTCGTTCACCGTAGAGTATTGCACTGGCAGTGGCGACAACGTTAAGTCGGGCAAGGCTAAAATGGCATATTTCTCGGGCGACGAGTACCCCCAGATGCAGTTGCCCAAGAGTGAGACATCGACAATCATTTGTCTGCCTTGCCAGTTATTTCATTCTGTTATAGATACTGCTGACAAGTTTGTTAAGATAGAAGAGCTTCGCCCTCAGTTTTCCAGTTTGTGCGTAGACATTGCTGACGACCGCTCAGAGGTGGTCTTTGCGGCTACGAACGGACACACGCTTGCGAAGATAGTACACAGCAATGATCCGCAGAAGGGCGGTAGTGATTTCTTCCGTAGTGGCGAGCCTCGCAAGACGCTTATCCACCGCAACTACTTCCGTACGTTGTCTGCCTTTGACGGCTGCGAGGAGATCAGTATCGAGAACGACGGAAACACCATTCGTTTTTCGTCGGGCGACATCGAACTTATCTGCAAACACATGGAGGGCAAGTACCCTAACTACAACGGTGTAATTCCGAAGTCCAACCCTTACTTCGTCGTATTCGAAAAGAAGGAAATGATTGACATCCTGCGTCGTGTCAGTCTTTTCTCAAGTAGCGCAAGCAATCTTGTCAAGGTAGAGAAGAACGGCATCTTCATCAACGTTTCTGCGAGTGATATGGATTTTGCTATGTCCGGCGAGGACCAGGTGCTCATATCTAACGCAGAATGCCCCGACAATTTCCGTATCGGATTGAAGTCGTCGGCTTTTCAGACCTGCATCAACTCCATTCCTTCAGACACCATCCGTATGCAGTTGCTTGACGCTTCGCACGCCGTAGTGCTCACCGCCGACACACCTGCACCTAAAGTGATGACGCTTGTGATGCCGATGGTGCTTGACGACTAATCGATAATTAATAACTAATAATTAATAATCAAATGGACGATACTCTACTTTTCATTCCGCCTTGCTGCGTAGATACCAAGCTGCCCAAGGCGGTCAACCAGGCGCCCCACCGTCAGCTTACGTTTTACACACATGGCGACGTGACGGTAGAGAAATTCTATAAGGCAGTGAGCCACCTCGTGATAGACTCGCACGTGATGGTGCTCACCATGCCTTGCCCCAAGCTGGAGACTTTCATGTTTCTGGCGCAGTGCTTTGAGCGGGGATGGATTACCCACCTCATACTCTCCACTGTTTACTCATGCGATTCTTTGCTGAATAAGCATTTGGGCGAATATGCAGACCGCATCATCTATGCACAGAGCGATGATGTGAGTTTTTTTAGCAGTCACATGGTGCTTTACAACAAAGACCGCGCCTTGACGCTCAGCGGACCGATGTTCGATCGTCCTCAAACCGACGCGGCTCTCGTGTCCTACTCTCTCGTGTTCTATCCCTCCCACCTGTTAAACTCCACAGCCGACTGGGGCAATTCTCTCCGCAATATCCTTTTCCCCGACGTTCTGCGTCAGCGCAAGAAGATTTTTGCCGGAGGTGTAAAACGAATTAAAGATAAGGAAATTGACCGATTTATACATCTTGAATTTCCGCCCATGCGGGAATAATGAATTACCAAAATGAGACCTTTAACCCAATCTTATACAGAGCTGCGTCGTTTCGTTGAAAAATGGCAATGGGACGACCCGCGTACGGGATGCCGTGTGACGGGATTCAACCCTCCGCAGACGGCGAGGAATGTGCAGCGAATGCCGTTCTACATCAGGTTTCTCACCAAGACCGGACACGTAGATGCCGGCATGTGCATCTGCCTCGCCGTAAACACCGACCGTCATCAGCGCAAGGTGCAGTTCGTCGAGAGTGGGGAGATAAGAGTTGTGAACGACATACTCGTGCTTGAAGTGGACGGCACGAGATTTATAACGCATTAATAATTGTTTTTTCGTAATATCATCTTGGTTGGGGAGAGCCCCGACATTTTTAAAGTTTGCGTAATAATTTACTCAAATTGTTGTAAAAATTAGTTTTTCAAGTCTTTTGTATTCTGTTCGCGAGAATAGATATAAAGTTAATTTAATAATAATGATTGTTTTTTTCCCTTCGGTTCGCGAGAATAGAAGTTTTTTATTTGGAATGTTCAATCAAAACAATATAGATATGTGGAATTTACTAAAAAATCAGAAAAAAAAGACGGAGAAGGAGCTGCGCGATTTATCTGCAGTTTTCTCTATACTCGATGAGTTTGAAAAGCGTGGCGTTATTCATTGGCAGCGTAAAAACAAAGTACTGCTGATCGAAGAAGTTTTAGGTACGCTGAAGGTTGCCGAAGGCAGAGACGGATTTCTGCGCTTTCTTAATCAGGTGTCGATGTGGCAGAATTATCGTTTGTTGGCCGAAGCCTATGAAGCCCACCGTCTGAAGATTGAGACCGAGGCTGTACGCAAGGCGCGGGCTCAGTTCGCTATGCTCACTAAAGCCGACATGCAGCGCATCCGTCAGAATGCACGTGAGAATATGGATATGATACCGCCAGAGCAGCTCGACTATATAAAGGAGTTCGACATCTTTATCCTTCGTGCCGGCGCTCCGTCTGCTGAGCTGGCTACAGAGGAGAACGGGCAGTTGCTCGCCATCGGCCATTTTGACGGAGAGAAGGTGGAGATGGCAATGTACGACGACGTTAAGTACAATCTATTTAAACCGAAAGAAAATGATTAAACTTTCATTAGACCGCCACGATTTTCTTTATGCCCTTGAAGGTTTTGCGTACGGATCTCATTTGCGTCAGCACGTTTGGAGGACTATGGTATATGCGTCGATACCGCAGATGTCGGTAGAGGACATGGACTACTTTTGGTTCTTCTTGCGGCGTGATTTTTTCGGGTCGTACTTTCGAGAAAAAGAAGATTCGGTGCAAACGCGTTTTGGCTATTACGACTTTATGCACGTTCTTGCGGTGCTGCATCGCGGCAACCGATATAAGGTGACACTTAGAACAAAGGAGGGAGAAGAAGCGCAGCGCTGCCTATGCTACAGATTTGACGGACACTACCGCCCGCTGCATAATTATCAGCGCAGCAAGAAACGGAGACGCTTACGTTTAGAAAAGAAGGTTGCGTTGTTTGACCTCTTTATTCCTGACGAGAATATAAGCGTTGCCGTAAAAGTCAAGAGTGAGGCAAACAAGTTCGTAGAGGAAAACAAGGAAGAATGGTGGAAAGACCTTGACATTTATGATGACTTCCGTCGGAGATTCGGCCTAACGGTTGAGAAGTGCGACTATTGACAATTAAAGCAAAACGAATGATAACAAAGATATAAACAATATCCAATTACATAAAACAACAAATATGGAAACGAAAGAGATAAAAAAAGAAGTGTTAGACAAGGTGATAGCTGCATCTGTTCTTAAGACTATTGGTAGCTGCAAAAACGTTACTCCAGAAGAGGCGCAAGCGGCAGTAAAGAATGCTATTGACATCGTGGAGAGGGCTTTCGCTGCATTTGGGCAGGGTCAGAACAAAGACGAAGCGCAGCCGCAGGAGCCAGTCGGCGAGTCTTTGGAGACTCGCATTAATGATTTTACCCATGCGTTCGAGGCCTACAACCTCTTCACCGTGATACTTGCTAAGTACGAAGGTCGCGAGGTTACTGTCAAACACCTCACCAAAATGGCGAAGCGCTTCGTGCGTATATGTTTGAAGGGTGTGGACGGTGTAGAACTTGACGACATCCTCACTGAGGTAAAAGTTGATAAGAACGGCAGAGGTCATCTGACCTTGTCTTTCCGCAAAATCGTAAAAGAGAAGTAGCCTATGCCAACGAACAACGGATGTCATACCGAACTGGAAGGTTTGGCAAACGATAAAGAGGTAAGGAAGGTTGCGGTAACAATGTTCCGCAATTCCTGCAATCGGCTTGCCGATTTGGTGAACGCAAAGCTATTTGACGGATCACGCAACTGGTACTGGATAGCTGATGAGATAGGAGGCACGTGCGACTTCGAAGAAGCCGACTCTTTATCTCCCGACGAGATGGTGCGTATTTTGGAGGCGGATATGAGTCACGAAGATTATGTTGAGTGGCGCGAAGCAAATTTGGCAAACGACCGATACATCAATCTGAAGTCGTGGCTTATGGGAGCACGGCACGATATGTTTAAAGAAGAAACGAAAACTTTTGAATAATTCATCGGATAAAAACAATTTGTTCTTAATTTATTTTTTTTCTTTTCTTAGCGAAGGAAAGTTTTAAAACATTGGCAGTCGCTGTGAAGCGGCTGCCTTTTTTTACCTTCCACTCGGCATCACGAACCAACCGCCGCCACTCCTGTAGTATTTGTAGCCAAGATATAGAGTGTCAAAAGCATCGGTAAAGTCGGTACGTTGCTGCAGTGGCAGCGTCTCCTCACTTTCCGGCTTCTTTTCGCCCGACTTATCCTTATGAAATCCCTTGTACGAAATCTGCACCTCGCACATCTGCATGGCGATGATAAGGTCTGGGTTGTTTATTTGGTTAATACGGATGGCGGGGTAGGAGAGGTGAGCAAGACCGTCATTAATGATTTGATGTTTCACCTCGTGCTTTTCCGGAGCGCCCATGTCTATTGCTGTCACGTTCCACCCTCGTTTCTCCATTTCTGCAATCACTATCATATAGAAGCGCTCGTCGCTCGAAGCGTATGAGGCTCCCTGCTTGGCAGTGGCATCATAGAAATACGTCACGTCGCGGTTGACGGCTCGCTTTGGAGCGTAGTAGTCTGAAAAATCGGCAATTAGTTCGCGTAGTTTGCGCTCGTTCTTTACGTAAAAACTCTTTATCACATTCAGACACTCCATGCCGTCACGCGCGTAGCCTTGTCCCACAACGAGCGTATTGATGTTAGCATTATAGTCGAGAGCTATATATAAAGGCAGGGAGTTAATGCAGTCGGAATCCATTCGACAGTCGTTGCGCTCGGCGAGTTCCTGGAAGTCGGGTTGGTAACTCTCGCTTGTAATGCGCTTGCCACCGATGATGCCTGTAGATTTTTGCGTAGAAAACTTTGCGGAGCTGAGAGGGTCTATCTCGTCGGGGATATAGCCATGCACATGGTCGATGTCGAGATTTGAGTAAAAGCCGTCGTTCGACTTCTGCATCTTTATATTGAGAATTGATACGGCGAAGGTATATGGTGGCAGGTCACGCTTCATCTGACGAATATAGTCTTCACCTAAAATATCCACATTGTCGAGAGATGAAGCACGACGCACACAGAAAGCCACTCGGCGCAGTTCACGTAGATAACCGTCCGTGAACTTCTTTGAGCGCAGAAACATTTGCATTTCGAAATCCTCTTCTGGCGTAATAAGGTATTCGTAATCGTAAACCAGTTCGGCATCCTTTTGTGGTATGAGTTTATAGTTTACCGCCATATCCACCATTGCCTTTGTGACGTGTTTGCCATGATTGGGCATGATGCGGAACTGTCCTTCATGCTTCATCATCTTCAGAGCCACGGCACGGATCATCGTACGCAGCTCCTTTGGCACCACATGAACCCCGTGATCGGTCTTCTTTGCGTTATACAGCAGGTCGTTGTAGCGTATTACCTTGTTGGCGTAGTCCTCCAACTGCTCCTGCACCCATCGGTAAGTCTTGCCCTTGAACGGCCCCGTCTCAACGGTTAAGTCCAATTTCTCCTCTTCCTTCTCCAGCCACGAACCTTTGGTTGTGAGCGAGGCATCCGAGAGGAAGCGCGTACTCTTATACATCGGGTTGTAGTCAGAGAAATTGATGTTGCCTAATGGGTGCGTCTGTCCCGAAAGCGCCGGCATCAACTCGTCCGTTACTTTCTTATACGGGAAGAATCTCGCCTCGTCGCCCACCATTGCCGAGAACGTGTAGGAGTTGGCAGAGGCAGTCTGCGAGAGAGATATAAGAACCCATCCGGCACCATTCGCCAGCCAAATATAGTTGTCGTAGTTCTTAGGTTTAAAGATACTCTCCCGAACGTGTTTAGGTGGCCGTCCCCATCCGAAATGGACTCCTTGCGTAAAACCGAACATACGCTCCATTGCCGCCATCGTACTCGGTATGGTCTTGCCGAAGCCCTGTTGACGCGACACAGCCACCCATGCGCCGAGCATACCAGGCATGGAGTTGCTTGCCGCCCAGACATAAGGAGCCACCAGTCCGTCGGTCTTACCCACACGGCGGGCAGCAATCACACGCTCGTCCTTGGCTCCCATGTATAGCGACTGCTGCTGGAACTTAGTTAAATATATGTTATGTGCTTGTTGCATTGTTATCCCGATGTTTTGTGTCCTATATACCATTTGTTGCAAGTTCTGCACCGATACACCGTATATCCCTGTGCCTTGATCTTCGGGTTCTCCTGCAAGAACTCCCAAGCATCATTCTCCGTTTCGTATGATTCCTTCGCCTTCCACGAGTGTTGCTTGCGTGTGTAGTGTTCAGGGTCCGGCTTGAATGGTGGCACTTTGTTGAAGTATTTGTGTCTGTTGTTGCCCATTTAGTTTTATGTTGTTTTATAGTGAATATATTCGCTATAGTTTAATTGAACCATTTTACGGTGGTATCGCCCTTATATCCTTTTTCCCACACAAACCATGCGTAGGCAAGAGCTCCACCCTGATTTGCATTAAAATCTCCGTTTTTAGCACAATTCAGTCTTGATGAACTTACCCAGACGCGAATGGGGGGGTAGAACGGAACAGCGCGCGACGTGCCTTGCCTTCGAGAAACTGCAGTTTGAGGAACATCGCTACCTTCTTACCTTCGGGAATGATGCTCAGAGCCTTCTCAACGAACTGCTGCGCATATTTGTAGGGTGGATTGGTCACGATGTTGCCTTTCCACTCCTGGTTGTCAATAGCGAGGAAGTCAGCCACCTCGCCGTAACCTCTATCCACAAGGTCGCGGCTCACCACCTCGTACCCTGCCGCCTTCAGTACCTCGCTTATGTGTCCTTCGCCACACGCAGGTTCTAATATTCTACCGTCGAATTGTTCCAACCGGCAAAGCCACTCCGTAGCTTTTGGTTCCGTAGCGTAATAGTCCTCATGCTGCCGTTCACCGTTCGCATGATTACTCGCTCCCAACGTCTTGAACACGGCAGCCGAGCCGCCCACCCAGTCCTTAGCCATTGTGGACCTCCTTTCCGCATTTAATTAAATAGTTCATGTCTTTTACATTTTAAATTGTCTTTTCAAGAAAGGATCGCTCTTTATGAGTTCTATCATTTCCTCCTCTGAGTGTAAACCCTCCCAAAATACTTCAGTATGTGAATATCCTCTTTCATCGTCGATAGAGAACGGCACGGCATAGTTGGTATATACAACGCCGTGATGTTTTATCAAGTGGCGACCTGGATTCTTGTAGATATTATCGATCCACGTCTCGTTGTCACATTCAGTCCATATTTTGTATTCTTCGTGGGTAAGGCCTTTGTCGATACCAATAGGATAGTGACCTGCCCTGCCGTTGCCTTCTGTCCCAAAATAGATAATCTTTGCCATATCGTGATTGTTTATGTTGTTTATAATGTCAAGTCAATACCAAACTCTCTTTCCAAAAACTCCTTCCAGTCCGGTTTCCCGAACAGCGAAACGTTAGCCTTCTTCCAGTCCTTTTCGCGAGGGAAAAACACGTCACGCGTAAACCATTCGTACACGTTGTCGTAGCGTTGGCGAACCTTTGCGTCGGGATGATTGTCCCAAAAGCGTTGTCCGGCACGCAGGTAGGCTCGTGCCATACGCGGATATTCCTTGAAGTAGAGGATGCGCTTGCGCTCTGTGGCGAGTGGGCAACACATACAGCCGAGACGTTTCGACACGTCGATTTGCCCCCCCGATTGGTGTAATAGACTGGAGCGAGTGTCAGATGTCGGTCTTCGACGAAAGCCAACACATCATCGTCCGTCCAATCGAGAATAGGGTAAATGGCTTCCACATGATTGTCCTCCGTCTTGCGACCGTAAAAACGGCATTCCGTAGGTTCGTTGTATCGCTCATTGCGCTTCGAGCTCTCCGACTTCCTTATGCCCATGATGCACTTATCTGTAACCTTGTATTCCTTCAACTTCTCGCAACAGAATCGTGAGAAACGGTTAGGGAATCCCTTTTTCGTTACAAGTTGAAAGAACGTTTCCTTGGGTCTGAGTATTTCGGCACCCATACGCCCCACATGGGCAATCGTACCTGGAGGATCAATCGTAGTGTTGCGATAAATGGCACGATAGCGGACACCCGCTTCCTTAGCCAGTTGCAGAATCACGTCAGAGTCTTTGCCGCCCGAATACGCCACCTCTATCTCATCGTCGTATCCATTCTGTATGCCTTGAAGCAGACGGATGGCACGGTCTATTTTCTTTTGTAAATCCTCTGTTATCATATCGTTGTTTTTGTTACTTATTTTACCCATACCATCAATGGTTTTTATCCAACCCATCAATGGGTATATTTGCCGAGGTCTGAACCTCCGTTTTTAGGTGCCGACCCTTTTGGTGCAAAGGGCAAAACCTTTGTCATGCTTCGGGCGAAACCTTATAGAACTATTGCTTGTATCGAACTATGCCCATTGTTTGTATATAGGTATTGGCATCCCTCAAACCTAAAAATACTTCTCCTATGTTTTCGACAATCATATTCCTCATCTTCTGCTGGCTCAAAAATTGTCAATTCGCCTAATTCGTTGTGCGTTTTACTCGAATGGCTACTAAAACAAATAGTGTCTCAAGAGAAATTCGTCTAATGGAATATTCACCTCTCCTTCTTTTTCTCCATTAGTTCCGAATATATCGTATCTACCATGCGCATCGAACAGTGGAGTCAATATGACTTTCCCCCCGTTTCGTATTTCAGCGATAAAAGGTGTAGGATCTCTGTAGTGTGCATACCATTGTATTTTTTCATTCAGACGGTGCAAATAGGTATTTCTTCCCTGATATTCCACTTCTTCCTGAAACGTAAAAATTTCACCTTTAACGACTTTGTCGATTAGGCATTTCATTTTGTTCTTTTTTTGCAGCTTTTCCATATTCTGTGCTGTTTTTATAACTATTGGATTCTTCACTCTTAGTTTTTCCCTCTTCACTTTCCATCTCCATGTACTCAAAATAGTCTGGTTCTTCCTCTCGTTTGTCGCTAAACATTTCGTCGTCTTCTATCTCCTGTAGGTCTTTTGTGGTAAGCCCGTACTTTCGAGCCATGCGCAGCTTCTCCTCCTCGGTGTAGTTTACGCGGTCGCGCTTGACGATGCTTACGTCCTGCGTGATGGCAACGCGACTCATGTCCGGCATCTCGTCTGTAGCGTCCTTCTCCTCCTGAAAGTTGCCATACACGTTAGCCAGGGCCTGCATACCTTTATCTACTGCACGATCGTTATTCTGCTGCTTACCCGTGCGTATCAACCACTCGGCACTGCTCAGATACATAGCCTTGTGTCGCGGACTCTCGTCGGTTTGGAAGAAACGTATCAGGTGGTTGCATACCAGCACATCGTTGTTGAGCTCCGTAACGGTACGCGGACAAATATTACCCTCATCGTCGAGCGTAATTTTCAGCGCAAGCACATATTCTTGCGCCTCCTTGTTGCCCTGCGCCGCCTGGTTGAAGAACATCTCATAGTCGCGTCGGGCGATATTGCGGCACACCGTCCGAGGGTCGATGTCGCGGTTCTGCACCCATCGCTTGTAGAATTCCGAGCATACCTGCATACGGTAGCGTTGCTCCAGCTTCGGGAAAGCCGTTTCTATGCTTGTGCCGTAGCTCAGCCATTTGTCGATGCGGGCGAGCGTGTTTTGTGTAAGTCCTGACATATCATCATTAATTTTTTGTGTTTCTTGCCTTAAAGTTACGATGTTATTTTTCCCCCATACGGACATACTTAATCTCCCGTACCCACCATGTCCGTATTGCGTAGCATCTTATAAGTAACTTTGTGGTAGAAAGATTCAGGACAACAACACAAAACACAACACAGAAACATGAACAATCCATTCTACTTTTCGCGAGCTATTGCCGCAGTGCTCGGCTTGCTGTGGGTTCACATAGAGCCCTCGATCAATTTTATCACCGTGTGCTTCTTCGCTCTCATTATCGACTGCTATACGGCTTGGCGGTGCAACCGTCGCATCTACCAAAGATACCGCGAAGAGATAAAGCGCAACCCGAAGTGTAAGATGGACGGCAAGCTGCGCTCAAAGAAGATGGTGAAGATGGTATGGACCTTCTCCGTGCTCATCATGTGCATCTGTCTCGCCTCGTATCTCGACCGCAACATTCTGGGCTATATGAACACCCACCTTGCCAATCAACTCACCGCCATGTACTGCCTTGTGCAGTTCGTTTCTATCCTCGAAAACGAGAGCACATGCAACGGCGCCGCATGGGCGAGAGTGCTGCAGAAGATTGTCGCAGACAAGACCGAGCGCCACTTCAATGTGAAATTGAAAGAGCTGATGAAGGATAAGGAGGAAGCGGAGGAATCAGCGAAAGAATGACAAAACAAAACTAAGCAGCATTATGACAATAAGCAATATCCTTGAGCATTGGGCTTCCATCTATAAGCCCCTATCTCATAACCCCGGAAGCGAACGTCTCGAAGATCAGAGTTTTTTCCGCATCCGCTACATTGACAAAGAAAACGTATTTTCTCGCAATGCCAACATCGTGCACTCGCCATGTATGCTGTATAGTATACTCGCTACTGGCGAATTGATTAACGCAAAGGAGGCTGTAATATCTCACCAGGTGTGGTTTCTCGCCAAGGTGAAGGACACGCCTCAGACTCTTGGCCGTTACGACGGCAACAAAATGGAACGTACGGCCCAAGACCTTGCCGAATGCTGCAAAGACCTCATAGCTTGGCTTATCGAGGTAAAGCGCACCGGCACCTGCCCTGTCACTGGTCGTTCCTTTGCTGATGATGCTGTGGTGATGGCAGAGCTTCGGAGCATAGACACAAGCAGTATATCCTTCGGCTTGGTAGGCGACATTTTTTCCGGCCAATGGTTCGTAATGGGCCTTGATTGGAAGAGCCTCCAACCCCTCTACAAATTCCATTGTGGCATGCAGGGCAAGTATATCGTGCCGAAGGACAACACGAAAGGATAGGAGGGTAGGGTATGGCACGTTTTATCTCCCCCGTACAAAAACCGTTTGCTCCGCTCTCCCACGTCGCTCCGTTGTATCTCGACCAAGCCTTGATGGATATTGAGGCGAACATGCAAGCGCAGCGCATTTATCCCACTGAGGTGTATCGAGGCTACGAGGAGATTAACCAATACCGCAAGGAGCATGGCATGTGGTGGTCCACTGGCGAGGGAACTAAGTCGTTTGAGGGACATATTTATCAAGCCGACGACCAGAAGGGATTGCTTACGGTGGGTATTCGCTACAACGACTATTTGCGCTATGTGGATATTGGTGTGGGTCTGACTGGTGACATTCATATTCATGCAAGCGACGTGGATCGCACACGGTCGGCAAAGAACGCCAAGAGGTATATCCGCGGAAAATGGGACCGTAAGCAGGGTAAGTCGCACCGTCCTGCCATCATGCGTACCATTCGCCGACTGCGCGACCGCTACCGCAACTATCTTGCTGATTTCTACGGCTATCAGGGTGGCATCGACATTATTCATGCCTTGGAAGGAATGGGCGAACACGCTAAGTCTGATTTCTAACTTTAATTCAACACAAAAACGAATATGGCAAATCTAAAGACAGAAGTAATCCTCTCGATGAACGGCAAGGCCGCCATTCAGGTGCTCGAAGCTCTGCGCGACAAGGCCAGGTCTGTGAGAGAGGAAATAGATCATCTCGACAAGGACGCTCCCGACTTCAAGGAGCGTAAGGCTGGACTCGAAAGCGTTTACAAGACTTTACAGAACTACCAAACGAATATCATCAAGGACACTGAGCGTCTCGACCATGCGCTTAAAAACCTTTCTACCACCTCGCTTCAAAACCTCCGCAAGGCTTTGGGCGATGGTCGTCGTCAACTGCAAAAGTTATCTGAGGACGACTTGGCGCAAGCCGAGGAGGTACGTAAGAAGATGAAGCAGGTGGGCGATGAGATACGCCTTATAGAGGGTCAGTATGTCAAGATAGCTGAAGGATTGAAGAATGTCGCCAACCAGTCTGACCAATGGCTCGACAAGGCTATCAAGCAGCAGCGCGACCTTGTGGGTTCGCTGCAAAAATCGGATGCCGGCTATCAGCAGAACCTCGCTACATTGAAGCAGCTTGAAGCCGAGGAAGACAGACGCAAGGGCAAGATGAACGTGGCAGAGGCACGTCAAACGGTAAGTGATGACAATGCCTCTGCTTCTGATTTGCGTCGTGCTAAAGCAACACTTACGGAAGCTCGTGACAAGACAGCCATCGGCAAGACTGGAGAGATTGATTCTTACAACCGTGACCTTCAAGAGATAGAGAAGCGACTGGAGACTGTGTCGGGTAAGGCGCAGAAGGTCGCAATGAGCTGGAACGAGGCAAAACAGGTGTTAGCTGCGCCAAACAAGGCTACTGGCGAGGACATCAAGCGTGCGATGGAGGTGATACAGCAGAAGATACAGCAAATCCCTGCCGGCAGCAAGTATGTAGCCGACCTCCGTCGCCAATACTCCATGCTCGAACAAACTCTTAAGGGCACACGTATGTCGCAGAGTGCTCTCAACGACATCCTCTCGCGTAGCAAGCAGGGTAAGGCTTCCCTCGACGAACTGCGCCGTGCCTACAAGCAGCTTGAGGAGGAAATGAACCAAGTCAACACCACGAGCAAGGAGTTTGCCGACAAGCAGAAGTCGATGAAAGAACTGAAGAAGAATATCGACGAGGTGACGGGCGCGACCAATAAGCAGGGTGGGGCATGGCATACGGCGTTGAAGAACCTCACGGCATACGTCGGATTGTTTTCCGTATTCAATCATATAAAAGACCTTGTGACGGGTGCCATTAAGAAGAACTTTGAATATTCGGGTTCGTTGATCGACATCCGCAAGGTTTCTGGCTTGACAATGGAACAGGTAAAACAACTCTCTACTGAGTTGGCTAAAATTGACACCAGAACTTCTGTGGATGGACTGGCACAGCTCGCGTATCAGGGCGCGAAGCTCGGCATGGGCAAGTATGGTGTTGAAGGTATGGCCCAGTTCGTAAGAGCCGCGGATCAAATCAATGTAGCCATTGGTGAGGAGATGGGCGAGGAAGCTCTTCCGGCACTTTCTAAGATGGTGGAAGTTATGGGACTTATTTCAAAAATGGGTATCGAGAAGGCAATGGAGGCTACAGGCTCTGCCATGTTTAAGTTGTCTTCTACGAGCACATCTACTTCCAACGACATCGTGGAATTTTCAAAGCGACTGACGGGTGTTGCTCGTACCGCGGGTATCACCACCGACCAGTTGCTTGCCCTCGGTTCGGCAAGTTCTTCGATGATGCTTATGCCGGAGGTGGCTTCTACCGCTATGGGTAAGTTTATAGTAGCTTTGCAGAAAAACCACAACCTTATTGCAAAGGAACTTGGCATACCCGATGAGACCATTAAGAACCTCTATGCGTCGGGTCACGCTATGGATGCCATCGTGCTTGTACTTGAGAAGATGCGCGACAAGGGTAATATGAACACCTTGGGTGGCATTTTCAAAGACCTCGGCTCCGACGGTCAGCGACTCGTTACCGCTATGGTTACGATGTCGAAGAACGTGGATATTCTGAAGGATCATCTCTACGAGTCGGAAGAGGCGTTCCGTGAAGCCACTGCTGTAGGCAAGGAATACTCGATGCAGCAGCTGTCGGCCATCGGTATTCTCGAAAGAGCCAATAACCTTTGGGAAAAGGCGTTTGTCAATCCTGACGGTGTGGACGCTGTAAAGGGCATGGCAGAATGGTGGTATGAAATGTCGGCAACGATGACAAGCAGTCCATTGTTGAAAGGTACGTTGCAGATTGCTTTACAGATGGTACTTATAATATTGAAAGCCGTAGCGACCCTTTTGCCGGTAATCATTGGATATATGGCTTCACAGGGTCTTTATTCTGGATTGAGACTTCTGTGGCAATACTTGACAGCACTGGGTGTAGCGGTAAAGAGTATGTTTCAATATGCAAGAGCTCTCTTCACGGCCAATGCAGCGCAAAGCACGTTGAACAAGACTATGAAACTAAACCCTTGGATAGCTTTCGCGAGTGTTATTATCGGCGTGGCAGGAGCTATATATGGATATACACAACGTGCAAGGGAAGCTGCTGAAGCTGCGAAAGAAGCTGAGAGACAGGCAAACGCATGGAAGTCCACCCTCGGTCAGGCAGCGATAGAAACGGAAAACTTGAAGGATAAGCTCAAGAACTATAAGCGAATGTTGAGCGAGGCAAACCTTTCACAAAAGGACCGTCAAGGTCTTATCTCAAGATTTAACAGAGATTTCCGCTCGTACATCAATAATCTCGGCATTGAGATAAAGAACGTCAAGGATTTGCGCGACCATTATGCAGATTTGGCGCAGGAGGCCGAAAGAGCTACCTATTATCGTATGCGTGAGCAAGCAAAGCAGCAGGCTTTGCCTAAGCTGGACAATGACGTAAACACTGCTTCCAATGCAGTTATGGAGAATATAACGAAGTTGGGATTAGACAAACTCGGTGTGAAGTTTAAGGATATATACCGGTGGGTGAAAGCAGGAATGAGTGCCAAAGACATCACTCTGAAACTGGCGAAAATGTTACCGAGGGAAAAGACAGGATTGGCTGATGGATTTAACTGGAAGATAGGCAAGCAGGGTTACATCTACCGTGATACCTATGATAAAGACCATAAAGCTACCCCCGCTACTGATTTTCAAACTCAGACTGAACTCGCCGATATGTATCGCGACAACCTCTGGTTTGTCAATGCTTACAAAAGGAAGGGAAAGAAATTAAAGCAGATTAACAAGGCTTTTAGCAACTGGGTGGATGAAAACTATCAACCAACTCCTCCTGAGACACCAGGAACTCTTGACAACAATGCTAAGGATAAAGACGCAATAGCAGAAGAGAAGCGAAGAGAGAACGACCAGAAGCGTGCTTGGCGTGAGGAACTGAAGCAGAAGCAGGATCAGGCGAAGGCCATCATGGATGACGTGAACAACTACTACGACCGTCAGATTAACGCTAAGTTGGCTCAAGCCATATCTCTCAATATGGACAAGACCGAGCAGGAGCAGTTTGTTCTTCCTTTGAGGCAAAACAAAGAAATAGCTCGTTCGCAGGTGCGTCTTGCTGTTGCAGGTAAACCGAATAAGTGGGAGGATGCGAAGAAGATGATGGCTGCTGATATGGTGGAGCAAAAGGACGAGACGGGCATAAACCTTTCAAAAGATTTGCTTGACGGTATATTGAACAACAACATCGACAATCTACGCAAACTCATGGAGCAGTTGGGTAAAAATCTCGGTTTGTCCATGAACTCCATCACGGCAGAGATTTTTGCAAAAGCCACTCGTAGCGAGCAGGAAATTCTGAAAATGGAGCTCAAGCAGATGGAGGCTCGCCGTAAGATTGTTATGGAGCATGACTACACGGGTATTGTTCAGCAGAACTCGTATGACAACTTCAACGAAATGGGTTATGCCGCGCCTACGAAGGAAGAGACTACCGTCACAAAGAAAATGGTTGACGGAAAGGAGGTTCTTGATACGTCTGCTTTTGATAAGCGCAGAAAAGCTATCAAGGATATGTACGAGACAGCTCGCAAGGAACTCGCCCAGCTATATGCCATTGATGTATCAACAACGGATGGTAAGGGAGTGTTGATGAAGATACTCTTTGGCGACGATCCCGACGGTATGGCTGCTCGAATAAAAGCATCATTGGGCGAAAGCGAAGAAAGCTGGAAGTCGTTTTACTTGAATCTTATCCAGTACTCTGATAATTATGCGGAAGCTGAAAAGAAAAAGTACGACTCGGCAAAGAAAATCGTTGATTTCTGGTGGTCATCCAATAAGCGCAATCTTGCCCAGCAGGACAAATTGCGCAAGATGCAAAACGAGAGTAACCTTTTCGGTAAACGTACAAACCTTCTCTCTAATCTCGGTCTCGCCAACCTCACAGCCGACCCTGAGATAGAACTAATGAAGGCGCGTATGCAAGCTGCTGAAGACTATTACGCCTTTGTAGAACGTAACACGAAGAACAAGCAGCTTATTGACGAAGCCGAACGTGCTCGCCAGGAAGCAGAACTTGCCTATGCCAATCAGATGGCAACAGCTATGAAGTCGCGCCTCTCGCAGATGAAGGAACTCGTGCAGCCTATCGAGGACTTCGGCGCAGCCGTAGGACAGGCTCTTGCCGAAATGCGCTATGATGCCGAGAGTGCAAATGACGCTATAAAGTCTGCTCTCAAGTCTCTGCTTGAATCCTGGGCGAAGATGGCTCTTAATGATGTCAACACGCAGATGTGGAAAGCAATCAACGATGCAGGTGCCAAGCGAGGTAAGAAGAAAGCACAACCCGACATCGACGCAGCGCGTGCCAATGCAAAAGCGAATTATACCGATCTAAACGGCATTGATTGGCGTAACTTTGGTACGGAGTCAAATCCTTTGTGGGTGCGCTGGGCGGGCGACCATTACGAAAACAAATCTGGCGATGCTGTTTATACAAAAGAGGATGGTACGCCTTTGCCTAATCCGAATGGCAGCGTTCCCCAATCTAACGAACCTCCATCAGCGTGGAAGAAACGCCACTCGGACGGAACTATTGACGACTACAACAAGGAAGTTAAGAGTCTTGGTGGTCAGGTGGGTACGTCGATGGCTGGGCAGACAGGCGCTTCTGTAGCTGGTGCAGTTACAGGCAGCAGTAGTTTTGGCGACGCTGCTACTGGCATTGCTATGAGTGGTGCGGATGCTCTTCTTAACGCTCAGATTAAAAAAACTTCAAAGAGTGAGAAGGAGAGGGAGAAGCAGCTCAAGAAGGAGAAGAAACATCAAAAAGACCTTACCAAGGAAACGAAAAAAGGTCTCTCTGATCGTGAAAAGGCTACCGGTAAGGGAGTCAAGAACATAACTTCTACGACGGAACAAGGTAATAAAGAGCAAAGCAAAGGTACTGTTGTAGCACAGCAGACAATCACGAACGCTACCGAGGCGGGCCTTAACGCAACTCTTACTGCCAAGCAGAAGAACAATGACGAAACTCTAAAGTCGGATGCGAATCGCACCCAAGGCGAGGTTACGTTCTCTATTGCTGGTGCAATGGCTAAGTGCTTTGAGTTCTTAGGTCCGATTGCTGGTCCGATTGCCGCTGCCGTAGTTATGTCTACCCTTATGGGACTTCTTCAGTGGGCTTTAAATTCAGCTCTTGGTGGAGGAAAGAAGAAAAACTCAACCAAGGGTCCTAATACTAAGGTTGTATCTGGTATGCTTACCTATGACTCCGGCAACGTACAAGATCTCCGTCCGTTTGTCGGTAACGATGGTAGCCTTTACTGGGCGGCAGAGGACAGCAATCCTCACAATGGCGTATCACTCCTTACACGGCCTACGGCGACCTCTATCAACGGACATCCGTCGCTGGTGGCCGAGAAAGGTCCAGAACTTGTAATCGGACGCGAGACTACGCAAGCCATGATGATGAACAATCCACAACTGCTGAAAGCTCTCGTCAATTATGACCGCAACTATTCCGGTCGCCACGCCTACGACACTGGCAATATCTCCGAGACAAGCCCCACGATCGCCGCAGAGTCTTCCATAAGCGACGAAATGGTGTCTAACCAAGCCACTACCAATATCGCCCTCCTGCAAGCCGTAAACACGCTCCTGCAACGTCTGGAGCAACCTATCGAGGCAAAGATAGATATGTATGGCCGTGGCAAGCTCTACGACAGCATGACAAAAGCTAATCAGTTTATGAAGAACAAATAGCCTTCCGTAAGCTGCAAAGCATTTGTCTTGCGCTACTTTTCGCAATTAGTGAAGCATTTATCAGGTCGTCGCGCCGTTAGGCGAGGCGACCTTTTCGTTTGCGCTTCACTCGCTTTTCTTCCGTTTTCTCACTTATTCAAGAATAAAACTTCTGCCCCAAAAGTCCAAAACTATATACTCTTATAACTCCTTAATAATCATGGATATTACATATAATCTACTCGTTAAAAGTCCAAAAATCTACTCAATAACGCTACTACTATATATAAATTTCGCCAATTTTCTTTCTCTCCCATTTTCAAAACTCCCCAACCTTAACAATATAGTTAGTAGCATTAACGCCTATGGCGTAAATAGTTGACATTTAATAAATTATAGGAGATGGGGAAAGGCAAATAAGCGCTGAAAACGCTATAAAAAGTCATATTTCTACTATTTTTATATATTTTTTTTGTTCTTTGCGCTCGTATAGATATATAAAAAAATCCCCTATTTTTAAACTTTTAATAGATAAATAACGGAAAATCAGAAAGTTAAATCACTTTTGAAAAATTCATTGGGTAGTCACGAGGTGGATTCTGAGTGGACAGTGGAGGTGTTTTTCAAAATCATGGACTTTTCATTTTTCGGCATTTCTTTGAAAAATGAACTCTAAAACTAAAAACTGGACTTTTGAAGGCTTAAAAGTCTAAACATAACTAACATAAGAAAAAAATAGCCGAACTATTGTTTATTTCAGTTTTAATTATTAAGTTTGCAACTGATATAGTAACCCAGTTATTTCTACTTATAAAATATGTTTGACGAGATTTGCTCAGTATATAAAGAGTCAACCGATGCCGAGGGCCGTTTTGTTGATCGTGAGACGGGCGAGTGCATCCAGCAGATGACTATCCGTGAGTTCTGTTTAACGGATAGATGGAAGCCGTATGTGCAGCGACTGCGTGCAATGCGTCAAAAGCTGGGCAGTAAGGCAAAGAAGATGCCGGAGTACATCGAAACGAAGAAGATGCTACCCGGTGCTACGCTTAGTGGGCTGTTTGCTCTCTACGAAGATGATAGTCTTACCCATCCTGGGCAGCGCGTCATGGTTAGCCGACGCGAAAGTCATCTCAAGCAGCATACTGGTTGGCTCGCCATTGACATTGATTTGGCAGACAACTGCCGCTTGAGCAACTTTGAAAACATCCTCATGGTATTGCGTCATCGCCCCGAAGTGGGATTGCTTATGCGTTCATGTTCGGGTAGCGGCTATTTTGGTTTGGTACGCTTGGCATACCCCGACCGCCATAAGCAGCAGTTTAGAGCATTACTGCAGGAGTATGCTGCCATCGGTATCAGTCTTGACAAAGCATGTAGCAACATCGGCCGCGTGCGTTTCGCCTCGTGGGATGATCCCGAGCATATATATATAAATGAACGCGTGGTGCCATACAAGGGCGTTGATGATTTGGTTGCCATATCACCATTGCCGAAGCGAGTGTTTGACAATCAAAAGCAATATGGAGATTCTTCTTTAGAATGCCAGCCGAGGCAATCTGGAGGATGGAAGAATGACACACCTGACATTGTGCTGCGCAAGGCGCGCGTGCTTGTCCGTAAAATAGAGGAGAGAGGAGTGAATATCTGTGGAGGGCATGGCGACTATATTGTTTGGCTCAAATGCGGAATGTCGCTTTACTGCATTGATTCTGTTGAAGGCTACGACATGTGGAAGCGTGTTTCTCGATTTCGCCCGCTCGATGTAAACCACGGACACCGAGAATCGGACTTCGTTTCGCCTTGGCGCTCGTTTGGTAGCTATAAAGGAGATAATCCTGTAACCGCGAACTCGTTTTTCAAACTTTGCAAAGTTAATAATGTAACACTTTCGCGGGATGATATGCGAGAGATTTATGGATAATTCTCTTTGCTGCGTATTTGTGAAATATTCGATTTTGTAATGTAAAATCTAAATAAAACGAAAAAGTTCTATTATGATTAAAGAATTTAAAACTCGTACAGGAGCGATTTTTAGTGATACTAAGAATTGTCTTGAGTATTTGTATGTTGGCGACTATGGCAAGGAAGCCAACATCAAGGCAGACTTTCTTGGCTTGACCAAGGAGATTAATGGTGTAACCCACAAGAAGGTTGACCTTGAGGATAAGATGGTCGTTACTATTTCTACTCAAAAAGGATGCCCAATGAAATGTAAGTTCTGCGATTGTCCTAAAGTCGGTTTCCACGGCAATGCCAATGTTAGTGACCTACGAGCAGAAGTAATGTCGGCTATCGTTCGTTCAGGGTGTCAGCATACAAAGCGCTTCAACCTTCACCTGGCTCGTATGGGTGAACCGTCTTTCAATTGGGATAACATCAAGATCTATTTGCTTTGTTATCTTAAGGATGATGTTAGTGTGTTCATGGATGCAGATGTTATTCATCCTGTATTTACGACCATGCTTCCGCGTACTTTGGGACGTAATACGCTTAAACGTATTCTCGGCGAGTTTTGTCAAGTTAAGAATTGCGAGTTTAGAGGTGAAGCCGGATTGCAGTTGTCTATAAACTCTACAGATGAAGAGCAACGTAATGATTTGTTCCGCGGGCTATCTTTGTCTTTGCAGGAAATTTCAGAGATTTGTCAGGACTTGCCCATGCCGGTTGGCAGAAAATATACGCTAAACTTTCCCGTTACCAGGAATACGATATTGGACCCTGTTGTCTTGGATAAACTTTTTGATAAGGAAAAATTCATTGTGAAGATAACCCCTATTCACGAGACGAAAGAGGCTATAAGCAATGGCATCCAGACAGAGGAGGGATATTACACATACGACGTCTATAAACAGTTTGAGAAACCGCTTGTCAAAGCAGGTTGGGATGTGATCGTTTTTGTTCCTTCAGTGGAAGAAGACGAGGACAGAATAACTTGTGGCAACGCCATTTTGAGTGAACATTAAGAGTAATAATATGAAACTGATAACGATTACTGGCCCGAGTGGTGCAGGAAAAGATACAGTTGCTCGGATGCTGTCCGATTTGGGCGATTATAAAGTGATATGTTCTTATACCACACGTCCGAAGCGTGAAGGCGAGATTGACGGCGTGGAGCATCACTTTGTAGAGAAGTGCGATGTGCCGCATGACAATATGCTGGCTTATACGCAATATGGCGGTTATGAATATTGGACCACCGTAGAGCAGGTGGGCGATAAGGTTATTTATGTTATCGACGAAGATGGACTGAAGTCGCTTTGCGAGAAGTTTCCTGATATAGAACTGTTCAAAATTTGCGTGTCGGCAAAGGAACGCACCCGGCTTCGCCGAGGTGTTACCCCTGAACGCATGGCACGCGACAAGCGGCGCAAACGTCTACCTTTGTCATTCTACGATGCTGTGATCTTTAACAACGATTCGCCTGGTGATCTGCGTGACGAAGTGTTGCGCGTAAGATACATGATTCAATAAAAACGATTGTGGCAATGAGAATGCACTATCTATTAAATAACAAATTAAGATTCGTAAGCAATGAAATTGATAAGCAGTTCAGTGGAATGGTGGCAGCAGCAGAATCTGTCGCAGCACATCGCACGAGTAGGCAGGGTGTGTTACAAGTCAAAGGGTAAGCAGCCCGACGAGAATATGTCGGCAGAGGAAGCGGAAGCCTTCATTCAGAAGCGTGACGAAGAACGCTGCAAGGGCTTCTGGGAAAGCGGACACCGTTCGATGTACCGACATGGCACAAGATACTTCTTTCTGCCCAACGAGAAAGGATTTCCAAACTACGTCTGGGCATACCTAAACGCTTCTCCCTATATCGACTATGCCACGAAGGAACACAAGGTTTGGATTAGTGCTAATCTGCAGGTCTTGCTTGAGAACGGCGATATGTTTGAGTCATTAAAGCAATACTCTGTAACCGAAGACGAGTTTATCGAGAAGGCAATGAAGTATAAATGCGAGTCGGCTTTTGCCATTTTACGTATGACATTTGCTGTCACTACGCAGATAAGCACGTCGCGTGAGCTGAATCGCAAGTCGCCCAACAGCATTGCTGAGCAGAGCACGCGCTATTGTAACCTTGAAAAGAAAGGTGGCGTACAGATAGCGCGTCCACATTGGTATCTTTACGGCACACGTCTGCAGTGCATGGTATATAGCTTTGTATGCCGAGTTTGTGAGTGGGGATATAACCGACTTCTAAAGCTGGGCTTAAAGCCGGAAGATGCACGTGGTGTATTGCCTCTTGATACCTACACGGTGGCGGTGTATACATACACCATCGCCGAGTGGAAAGAGATTATAGACCTTCGCTATCATGGCAAAACCGGCAAGCCACATCCTAATGCGCATTTTGTAGCGGAGCGCATACGCAACATTATCCTGCGGCGTATGCGTGAGTATTTACCTGACTTTGATATTTAAACAAAGATATAATATTATGCCAAATTTAACATTAAACGACTATCAGGACAAGGCTATGAGCACTTGTATGCCTGAAAGTGACAATCTTTTCTATATGCTTGCCAATCTCGTAGGTGAGGTTGGTGAGTTCGCAAGCAAGGCTGGCAAGCACATGCGCAAGGGCAAGCTGCATATCACTACAATGCAGCGCGACGAGGAAGGCAAAATTCTGCATACACAGATGTGGAATATTTCTGATGAAGAACGACACCTTATGCTCTCAGAAATTGGTGACATACTTTGGCAGACTGCGGGGCTTGCTAAGGTGATGGGTGTTACGCTCGAAGAAGTGGCAGAAGAAAATCTCGCTAAACTTGCCTCCCGTAAGCAGCGAAATGTCATTGCCGGTGATGGTGACGAGCGTTAGGCTTTACGTGTTTGTTTATGTCAATAACCGACCTTATGATAAATAGCATAAATTATGGCTAAATCCAACCCTATCAAAGCAAGAGAGCAGCTTGTACGCAATCAGCCCACAATCTACTCTTTCGATTTCAAAGATGTACCTTCGGGCAAGTATGCTGAAACATTGGATGTTCTCTTTCATAACCCCGACTATAGTGAAGCTGTTGAGAAGCGCAATCGTCTTGTGAAGTCTGCAGAACGGTTGCGTCCAGGTTCAAGCGAGATGATTAACCTCGTGAGAACTATTCAGCAGCACGATCGCAAATTGGCAGACATCATGTATTCTTCAATCGTTCAGACCAACCTGCACTCTGATGTCGGCTACGATTTTCTTTCGTTTAGCACTCTGCTGAAGTATTATGTTGACTACAAGAAAGACGGTATGCGTGAACGTGCCAACCGCATGGCTGCCAATCTCGACAAGGTTACGTTTCTCGCCGATATGCTCGAAAGCATCGTTACCGATGTGAAAGCTGATATGCGTGAGGTGTTCGACGGCAGCATTGAGTTCAATCAGTTTGACGCCGTATTGAAGGTTCTTACCCAATTGAGAGGATTCTTCAAGTCGGCTCGCCGTGGTGATGCCGACTCACTTGAAGCGAAGCTCTATTTTGATTACTCTGATTCCATAAACGAGTATATAGAGAAACGACTGAAGACGTACACCGCAAAGTATCGCAAGATACACCCTGCTGAAAAGACCTATACTGAAGCAGACCTCATTGAAGGCCTTAACCAGTTCTTTGGTTGTCATGCTAAGTTCGACTTGAGTTTTATTGCTCATACCGAGTCGGGAGGCTGCTATATTGACATTGCGAAGCTCTGCCAGAATCTCAATCGCAACGAAATGGAGATATTTGAGAAAGTCTCCGGCAAAATGAAGTCGAACAACGTAACCAACGACGCTCTGCGCAATTGTTTCAACGCCACTGATTTAATAATGAGCCGCTATAAGCGACCGAAACTAAAGTAATAAGCCATGCCTAATATCTACCTTCGTCTACCCTCCAGTCGTTGCCAGTTCTTTCGCAACCGCGACCCGAAGCACGTACTTGCAAAGGACGAGCCGTTGGTGTTCAGCCCGTATATGCCTCACCACTTTGTCTTGCGCAAGCATATAACCAATATTCCTGCCGTTACGCAAAAAGTGAATCCGCAATGTTTCTCACACCAGCAGTGGCGCAACATGATGCAGGGCAAACATCCCAATGGTGGCGAAGTTGTTACAAAGCGCGATCCGCATGAATACTTGTCTTTTGGCGAGGTTCAGCGGCTTAGTGGAAGGCAAGATTACGCTAAGAGTGACAATGAAGACTATCTGTGCATAAAGTTGCCTTCGGAGGTAGAGGTGGTTGACGTGGTTCGCCAGGTTACGCCGGCATGGAATTTGAGCACACGCGGCATCCGTCAGTTGCTTATCATGCTAAATGATGATTTTAAGCGTAGCGTTGTGGAATGGGCTTTAGCTACATTCGATTATTGCACATCAAACAAGCGTATCATTTGCCGACGTCAAACAGCCATGCTTGAGCGTTTCTTGATGCGCTACGGCATAGATCAGAACGAGAACGAAAAAGACACCCTGCGTCGTATCATCAACCGATGGCTGACCTCAGACCATAGCAATTTTAAAGCTTACTCGTGTGCTGATATGCAGTATATAGACGACAGCGAGAAGGTTTACTTCGTAGATGATGTATTGTTTGACGATTAAAGTTGTGTAAACAAGAGTTAATTTAAAGTTTAAAACAAGTTAAAAAATAACCATTTTAAGTGTACAAAAATGCGGACTATTAATAAATGTAGAGAATTGTTCCTTGACGGCATCACTGATGTGATGTTTTACCCAAAGGACTCTTGTGTTTTTCCCATACCATTCAGCATGGCGCAAGTTTTATATATTAACGATTGCAAATTGCCCGACGAGCCCACCTTGCGACTGGCTACGAGTGGCGAGGACTTCGTTGTTGTTGAGAATCTCAGCGTAAAGGTGACGTTTTCCAAGCAGGGTAATGGCACCATATACACCTATGATATTAGTGCAAATGTGGTAGATGGAGGCGAAAATGTGCGTGAAACCTACCGAAGTATGCGCGGAAAAGACTATTATGTGGTATTACGAAAGGAAGATGGCTCACTGCAGTTGTGCTACTCTTTGCCTCACACCTTTGGTATGGGCGGCACTCTGATCGGCAGCCAGACGGAGTTGGCACGAACCTTCACCGCCACTACTCAAGCCCTTTCGGAGCCGATACCTATCACGCTTCGAGAATAACAATAGAATGAGTCATTTTTTTATACCTTATAGTACTACGTTAGAGCCGCTGTTCGTGAGAATGGCGGCTTTTTTTGTCCTAACACTAAAAACTTCGGTCTTTAATTTTGCATACGTATAATAACACAGCGGAGTGGTAGCAGCTGGCAGCTCACTTGGCTCATAACCAAGAGGTCGATGGTTCGAGTCCATCCTCCGCAACATTTAGCAACCAGGTAAAAAGGTTGTATTCAGGATAACAACACAAATACAGATTTTACTAATGAAAGGCTTATTTGAAATACTTACCGAAAAGAAGTGGATGGTTAGTCCCGACTTCGTGCATGGTATTCGCAAGTCGCTTGAGCACAATCTAAACACTCATGCGGTCTTCATCAAGCCGGAGAAGAACTGCGGATATGTCACAGCAAATGATGCCAAGGGCAAGACCTATTATCCAGAGGAATATCAGATTTCAGAGGATGGTAAGCAGGTGAGAGGCAACTGGTGTCTGGACCTCCCTGCTGATGACGAGTATGCGCAGACGTTTCCTTTCGTTTCGGTTCTTACTGTTGACGGCCCTATCACTCGCAACGGCGGCTATTGTTCGTATGGTTCTATAGACCATCGCGACATGATGATGCGAGCAGCCGATCATCCTCTTTGTCGCGGTCACGTTTTCATCATCAACACTCCTGGCGGTTCTGCTTGGGCAAAGAATGATTATGCTCTTGCCATTGACTATGCCCACTCAAAGGGTCAGAAAGTTATAGCCTTGGTTGATGGTCTTTGCGCTTCGGCTGGAATGTACCTCGCTTCGCTTTGCGACGAGCGCTATTACATGAACCCGAAAGACCAGATTGGTTGTATCGGTGTAATGGCAGCGTTCTATACTTTGCCGGATGGCGCAAAAGCCAAGTATAGCGATGAGACCTATCACGAAATCTACGATCCTAAGTCATTTGACAAGAACAAGGCTTACCGCGACATCGCTAATAAGGATGATGACAAGGAACTTATCAAGGAACTTGCCGATCTTGGCGTTGAGTTCCGTGCCGACGTAAAGAATGCTTGCCCCAATGCTTCTGACGAGCATCTGCATGGCAAGGTGTTTAATGCCGAGGATGTGAAGGGCGTGCTGATGGACGGTCAGTCATCATTCATGGGAGTGGTGCAACATGCCTTTGAACTTTATGATGGCAGAGCTGAACTTATCAATCGTGAGCAGACGATTGAGCCACAAGATGAGCCGGAGAATGAGCCAGAATCAGAGAAGCCGGAGGAAGCAACCAACACAAACACAAATATAAACATGGAGAATTACCCATTGATTTGTTCTGCTTGCGGATTGCAGGCTGGCGAGATAGCCGTTACGGAAGAGGGCGCGTACATGAACGCCTCGCTTCTTGACTCTCTCGAAGCCCACATGAAGGAAGCTGAGCAGAAGGTGACTGACGCAGAGCAGAAAGTCACTACAGCGGAGAACGCTCTCGCGGAATTGCAGGGCAAGTTTGATGAACTCTCCGCCCAGGTAAATGCAGCCAACGAAGCAAAGGCAGTCGCGGAGAACGCACTTGCCCAGGCTAAGGAGGCTCACAGTAAAGAACTAAATGACCTTAACGCGCAGCACACTGAAGCTATTGCTAAGAAGGACGACGAGTTGAAAGCTCTCACCGAAGCAAAGGAGAATGCCGAAATCGAATTTCAGGGCGCTAAGGACGCACTCGCCACAGCCGAGCAGACTATTGCCGACAAGCAGGCTCAGCTTGCTGCCCTCACCAATGAGGCTGGCGAAGAGCTGAACAGCGGCGAGGCTCCTGAGAACAATGGCGAGGGAGTAAAGGTCAAATCCTTGCGTACCTTTGATGGTAGTAAGTACAAGACCAACGTTGAGCGAAAGGCTGCTTTCCAGCGCTTCCTGCATGGCGAGGAAGAGAAGTAAAAACTCTCAACCAACACAAACAACAAAAACATTAACAAAGACACAAAAACACAACAATTATGGCAAATTTACCTAAAGATTTTATCGGCCTTGACGCGCTTCAGCACGTAGCCGAGGAGGTTTCTAAGGAAATTGTAATGGGTCCGGGCTATTCGGATGCAGAAGAGATGGACCGCCTTGGTATCGACATCATCACTGGTGTTCAGTTCAAGCGTACCTTCCACTTGTTCATTCGCAAGGGTGGCACCACACGTCGTAAGGACGTTCACCGCGAAATTAACAGCGAATCTGGATTTTTGAAAGAGCGTACGCTTACCTCGAAGCTCTCCTGGGATAAGTTTCCCGGCAATATCGACGACTTCTGTGAAACAGTATTCGGAACAGACGCTCAGGGTCAGTTCCCTCTCTCCTCACAGGCTGTAGAGGCAATCCTTAAGGACTACGCCGACAACCTCGCAGCTAACTTGTGGTTTGGCGACATTTCGCTCGACAATGGTGAAGACAGTGTTCCTGCCCATGATCAGGCAATGGCGCTCTACGACGGTTTCCACACCTGCATCAAGCACGACATCGAGGATGGTCTTATTTCAGAGGCTAACGGCAACCTCGTTCCTTGTGAGGCTATCTCCGCTCCAGCTAACAACGACGACTCTTCGCCTTACGACAACTTCTTGGCTTGGCACATGAAGTGGGATGAGCGTCTGCGCAAGGTTCCTTCACGTGTCTACATGAACGAGACTACAGCTATGAACATCGCTGCCGGTTATGCCAACAAGTTCCACGGCAACTTCCGGGTAGACTACAATCAGGGTGACAACTTCAAGTTGCCTGGACTCTCAAAGGTTACTATCTGTCCTATCTCAGGCTTCGGCGAGGGCGACCGTATGTACGCTACCATCGACAAGAACTTTGTTTATGGCGTTGACACCACGAGCAACCAGCAGTATGTAAGTGTTCGCCTCGGTTCTGACCGAGATCACAGAGACCTGTCTTTCCAGATCCAGAGTATTCAGGGCTGCGGTGTGAAATCTTTCTTGCGTAGCGCCCTATGCGTCAGCGACGGTTCGCTCGTTGCTCCTGAGTATGTAGCAGGCGACTACGACAACACTAAGCTCGTTGTCACACTCGCAGGCACCGACGGCCAGAAGCCAGACGGCACTGTTAAGGTGAACGGTTCTGCTTACACAAAACCTCTCGACACCACACCTAACCAGATTCTTACTCTTGAGGCAACCGACGGCACCAACTACAAATTTGACAGCTGGAGCAACGGCAAGAAGGACAAGAAGATCCAGCTCACTGCCACTGGCATGAACATGGGCTTGACAGCGTTCTTCAAGAAAGGCAGCTAACCTCACGAGGCGGTTTTCTAATGTCTCTATAAATCCCGGCGGCGGTCGCTTGACCTGACGGAATATAGCGTACCGTCGCCATTCTTTTAGATAACACAACACAACAACACAAAAACTTATAAGAATATGGCAGTACAAGCAACATGTCCTGAACTCAAGGACATCCTCGCAGCTAATGAATGCTTGGAGAACTTTGGCGGTCTTGGTATCAATGTCTATGCTTTCAACAAGGCCGACCTCAAGGCTCCGTTGAAGGCAGAAAAGAACATCTACCCTGCCCTGACCTCCGAATCGTTCAACACAGGCAAGGGTCTCTACAAATTCGAGTGCAAGGAAAGTAGTCAGGGACACACTTTCGAGAGCCTTGGCCGCAGAAAAGGTTTCAAGCAGCAGCTCGACTACGTGCTTGAGAGCGTAGACGCAGAATCGGCAGTAGTAGCTCGCGCCATGAACAACCTCGACCTTGGTTACATCATTCAGGATGGCGCGAAGAGCATCATCGTGTACGACTCTCAGCACAAGTTTGAGTATGCTTCGGGTGGCATTAAGGGCGACACGGGCAAGAAGCCCGACGACGACCGTCAGGTAGAACTGAGCGGAACCCTGCAGCCCACAATGTACGGACGCTACGAGATTACAGAGCCTGAGACCGGCGGCTGGGACTCGCTTCTTGCGTCAAAAAACGCGTAAGCGATATTGAAACTCAGAGCGAAAGCAATATCGCTACACAGGCTCTTGATGACGCCGATTCTTCTTTCTTCAGCGTAAACGATGGAGAAGATGAAGCTTCGGCAAATAAGAGTAAAAAGTAATCGCTCATACAAGATATACTACTCTTGTCATATGATAATCTCCGTTTCAATCCTTTATATAAAAGGAAAGATACGGGGATTTTTTATTCTATAAACATTAGTGTTCTTATGTGTTTATCTTATAATTAGTGTTTTTAATACCAAACTGAAACAAAATAGAACAAATATGCTTAAATTTGCAATTAGAAACTCTTTTTTTGTTTGCATTGTTACAAACATCGAATAACTAAAAATTATAGGATTTATGGAACTAAGACATTTACGTTCATTTGTATTCGTTGCCGAAACGAAGTCGTTTAGCACGGCTGCAACACGCTGCTGTGTAACCCAGTCGGCGGTAAGTCAGCATATACGTGCCCTGGAGGACGAATTAGGTTGCAAGCTGCTTATTCGAACCTCTCACGATATTATGCTCACGGAAAGCGGTACGACGCTGCTGCCTCGCGCCAAAGAAATACTGAGGCAGACCGAGGACTGCAAAGAACAAATCAACGCCCTCAACAACTGTATGACGGGCGAATTGCGTATCGGTGTCGGCTCGTTTATTGCGCCGTATATTCGTATGGCGGCTTTGATATTCATGGATCGATACCCTAATGTGCGCATCAACGCCGACTTTACCAAAGCGCACCTTCTCAACCAATCGTTAAGGGCACACATGTTAGACCTTGCATTCACTATGAATATGGCTTATAGTCACGAAGGGATAGAGTCGAAACCTTGTATACCCTTCAACGTCTACGCCATCATGCGTGACACCCATTCCCTTGCCGCTCTGCCGAAAGTCTCGTACGAAGACCTTCAGAAGCATCCCATCATCATGCCCGACGTTGGCGAGCGTGCATTTGAGACCTGCCAGCAGTACATTCAGCGCGATTTGCATAAGCTCAATATCAAATGTATTATCAGTAGTCCCGACGAAGCTCTTGCCTCGGTTGAAGAGACCAAGTACGTGACATTTATGCCCAAACTCTATTTGCGTAACCACCCCACCCTTGTAGCACGCCCAATTGTCGGACTTGAGCAGCAGTTGATGAGTAACGCACATTGGATGCAAGATGTGCCCCAGAAGCGAGCCGCCCAACTCTTTCTGGATATAATCAGAGACGAGGTTGTGCCATACATTGCTGTAGCGGAAGATTCGCGAGGGCAGTTCGTGCCTCCACCTCGACAGACATTAGAATCTCTTATAAAAAGCCAAGCCTCACGTTAGCTGCGTGGGGCTTTTTTATGCTGTCATTAGCCGAAATTATACCTTATTTCACAGCAAAAACTCTTAATGAGAAACACTTCACGTTCTCTGCTTTCTACTCTACCTTTGCATCAAGTTCAATAATGAACGAAACAACCAAAACACAAACACTATGCAGATTAAAACTAATGACGGCAACTATGATGTTGCCAGCAAGGGACTTGGCAACACAGCCCTGGGTCTCGGCATCGCAGGCTTGGCAACGAGTCTGCTGGGAGGTAGCGCCTCGCTTTTGGGCATCGGAAGAAACAACGGTATGACCGCCAATCCGTCCGACCCTGACGCGCGTTTCGTAACTAAGAGTGAGACTAACCTCATCCAGGAGAACAGCACTCTGAAGACCGAGCTCGCCATTCAGAAGAGCGAGAACTACACTGACAAGAAGCTTATTGAAGTGACACAGTATCTCGACACGAAGTTGCGCCGTGTGGAAGACAAGGTAGACGCAAACAAGGATGCGCAGCAAGCCGTCAACGCACAGCAGATGGCTTACAATGCGGCTGCTAACGCCAGCATCGACGTGCTCAAGTCGCAGGTGGCATCGTTGTCGAGCGTAACCAAGTTGTTCATCCCTTCAACCAACGTATGCCAGACCGGTTGCGGTTGCGGATGCAATCAGTAGGAGAATGATGTAATCCTGTTATATATATGGAATACAAAAACTCACAAATCTTGGCGGCAGTCGTGTCCGAATGGGCACGACCCGCCATTTCGCAGATAGCCGCGGGCAACCTTATGCGCCTACCCATGCTTCAGTCTCTGCAAGCCACCATCGGCTCATTAGGCATTGTCAGTGGCAACTATGCCCTACAGAAGGACATCGAGCCACTCATTCAGCCCATCGTCAACTCGCTCGTCGCCCCTATGCTTGCCCGATATTTCGGCCAGATACCCGAAGAGAGCATACCGCAGATGGCACACGACATAGTGGAGAAGATGCGAGGTAACGGACCGCTGTCGGTGCTCGAAGGTATGGTGACGTTTGAGGAGGAAGACCTCGCCGAACTTGCCGACCTTCTCGACAAGAACCTCCCCATAGGGCAGACACGAGACTACCAGGTGAAACATTAAACAGAGTAACAAACCCAGCGGCGGCAAGCATCGTCGCTTTAATAAAACAGAAAAAAGATTATGAACAAACGTACTATTCCGGCTATAATCGTAGCCACTCTTGCGGCAGGTGCTACCGCCGCCGCACCTTATTATGATGTCAACATTACACAGCAGCTCTGCACGCCGGCTTGCGTAGACGAAACTCCGGTGTTCGTGCCGCAGTTTTCCGTCAAGAGCATTGCCAATGTAGGCACATCGCAGTATATCATCGTCATTCACGTCGAAGGTGTGGTGAACTACATCCCTTGCAATTGCGGATCGTGCTGCACACGCTCGCAGGTCGTGTCGCAAGACTTCACCATCCCCGTGTTCAGCGCTACCGCCATCAACTCAGCAAACATAGCAGTTGGAACCGTACAGAACGGCATCGCACGTATTTCGTGCTGTAGTTGCTCCAAGACCTTCGTCTCCGACTGCCCCATAACTCTTACCCTTACAACAACATAAAACCATGATAGTTCTGATAGCTATAGCCACTATGATAGCCGCCACGCTTGCCCAGCATCTCGGACTTGCCGAAGCCATGGCCCGCGTTGTCGATAAGGTCGCATCGTGTCCTCAGTGTTTCACTTTCTGGACTACAATGACGGCATTGCTCTACCTCGGCTATGATGTCTATGTATCTGCTTTGGCGGCTATTGTAGCGGCATATCTGTCGAACTGGTTCGTATTGCTGTTGCTCATCGTTCAACGAAAATTTACGCAGCTGTATGAAAAAGAAAGACACACCACCGACCGCCTCGACTATTGAGGCAAAGGCAGAAATCAAACCCGAAGTGAAGACATTCTTCCCTATATTGCACGTCTCTGCGCAAAAAAAGCTACTTGTCCCACATTTTCGTGGCATTTGTCCCACATGTTAAACATTTAAAAACTCAAACAACATGAATTACAAACAAATGATTGAACAGGCTCGTGCCAATGGCATGGCTACCGAGAAGAAGATGTGGGCAGCTGTAGAAACTCTTTCCACTGACCTTCTTGCGCTTGAGCAGACCAATCCTAAGCTCTACTGGCACATACTGCGTCGTCAGCACGCCGTGCTCTACGGACGCCACTACTCAGAGAAGATGGCAAACCACGACGTGAACGCTCTCGTCTATAGCGGCATGTACGACGAAGAAGGTACGCCCACCGACGGAGGTGCGCATTGGACTCGCATCAAGGTAGACGAGCTGACCAAAGGCATGAAGTTTCATGCGAATGTCAACGCGTGGGACAAATACGTAGCCTTCAACTCCATGTACGCCGACCTTTGCTCTTGTATGGGCGAAGAGGATATAATCAAGGCCGCCTACGCCTTCTACTTCTGTGATGACGACTGGCAGCCCTGCGAAGACGACTGTACGAAGATTTGGGACTACAACGCTTTGCACGCTACCTTGTAAGATTTGATATTTACATTTGTTTTACCTCAAGCCACTTTGCACCGATCGGAGGTTCTGCAGAGTGGCTTTTCCGTATTGCCCGTCCTCGCAATGTCCGTATCACGAAAATAGCTTTCTCTATCTTTGCTCATGGAAAGTTTAATAAAATCATAGTTTTATGTTTAGCACACAAAACACCCGCAGCATTGACCTGCGTCTGCCACGTTCATGGGACGAGTGCACGACCGAGCAGCTTGAGCTGATCTCTCGCGTAATGCTTGAGCAGATAGAGCGAGTTGACCGCTACCACCCGTTTGATATGCGCAATGTCAAGTTAGCGTGCTTCTTCTTGTTTGCCGGTGTGGAGATAGTGAACGCCCCCGACCCATTGCTTTCAATCGAACACCAATGCTATATGTGTCGAATGGCGTCCGACCGACCTCGTCGTATGCGACTGACACGCAAGAGTGACAGCGAAAAAGTCTTCCCTCTTTACCTCTGGCAGCTCGAATATTGGCTCTCGCCCAAGGCAAACACAAAAGATCGTCAGTCGGCGGAGCACATCGCCGCCGGAGCGGGCATCCTCGATTGGATGGACGGCGAAAAGGCCAGCGTACTTACGCGCTTCCCATATCCCCGGCTGCGCCTGCGCAATCCGCAACACTGGCTACGCAAGCGCACTGAGTTTGAAGGACCGGCGCAAGACATGGACGGATTTTCATGGCAGCAGTATCGTTTTGCTTCCAACTTCATGGGCCAATACACTCAGCTCTCCAACAATCTGATAAAGATGAAGCAGATGGGTACGTTCAAGCCGGAACAGATAGCGCAGCAAGCAGACAGCGTAAACCAGGCACGCGCCATGTTTCTCGCTACTATCTTTAATCGGTGCATCCCATACCTTGACCCGAACACCTCGCTGCGCACCGTCGATTTCCACTATGACACGCGTCAGTTCAACGACAACGCAGCCTACTTTCGCCGTTTCCCCGACTACCGCTGGCAGCCTATCCTCTTCTGGTGGACCGGTATGATGCACACCCTCTCACGGCGTTATCCTCATGTGTTCAAGGTGCAGAAGATTGACCGCACGCAACCACCCTCCACCCCACTTGAGATATACACCGCCACCATCGCCACCATGCAGAAATATGCCTCGCTCACCGAAGACCAGGTAAACAACCAGTCGTACTCGCTGGTGTTGGAGCATCTGGAGAGATTGAGCAAGGAGAATGAGGACATGGAGAAGATTAGAAAGAGTAAGTAATGATGTATTAACGAAAATATATAGAATATGGGAAGATACGCTACACGCAAGACATTAAAAGGGTATTGCGCCCAGGCTGGCGTTAATCTTTATAAACATAGACTCGACGGAGCCTCCTATCAGTATTGCGCCGGAGGCTATATCGTAAATGGATATTTGGGACGATCAATGCTTTTGTCAAGCTTGCAGTATAAAATGCAGCAGACGCTTATATTCCTTATGAAGTATGGCTCTGCCGATTTATCCTTTTACAGAGACGGCACATCTATTGTGTGGCAAAAAGAACCGCACGCCATTTCTCCATTGGCTGAGCCTCTATGTGACCACAACAGCATGAAGGTACGAACTCTTGGTACACCCGAAGATGATAATGACTTGCAAGAGTTTTATGATTTGCAAAAATCATTAAACAAGTAATAATGTACTAATGAAAATATAGAGTATGAAGAACGTAAAGATTTTTGCAAAGACCATCGAGGCGGAAGCAATGAAACAGATAGAAAACTTGGCAACGAGCGAGGCTTACCGCGACTGCAAGATACGCATTATGCCTGACTGTCATGCGGGTAAGGGATGCACAATAGGTACAGTAATTCAGACCGCCGGCAAGGTGGTGCCCAACACCGTGGGCGTTGACATCGGTTGCGGTATGCTCGTGTGGGATTTAGGCTTTGCCAACATCGATATGGCGATTCTCGACCGCATCATTAACGACAACATTCCAAGCGGATTCAATGTGCATGAGAAGCCTTTTTCGTCAGAGATGGTTGCCCTTATGCATCATGAAATACAAGAATTTCTTCCTTCGTGGGAGCAATACTTTGACCTTGACTATGTACTGCGTTCGCTCGGCACTCTTGGCGGTGGCAACCACTTTATTGAGGTGGACGTGGACGACGAAGGGTGCAAGTATCTCGTAGTACATTCGGGTAGCCGCAATCTGGGCGTAAAGATATGCAAACATTTTCAGCAGTTGGCATCAAGACAATGCGACAACAGTGAGGAACGTGGACGTATAATTTCTGAACTGAAAGCTCAGGGCAGACAGAGCGAGATAAACGATGCGCTGCGCCAGTTAAAACCCGTTTCTAAAGACATGGTCTACACATGTTGGATAAAATGCAGGTAGCCATCGATCGTTGCAAGTGTCCTTATAACGTCTTTTCTTCTCACTACGAAAATACTTGGGAATTGGAGGTTGAGAAGGATTGATATGACTAATATTGACTTTTATCAATATCCTCGTGGCAATAACGATGGAGGCAAATTAGGCACAGACGTTTGCCCGACCATAACAATCAATTCGTGGCCGCAAAATGTATTTCTGATTGAAGAATATGAATGAAATAAAGATAGACTTTCATGTCCCTTCCGTAGCAGGAATCTACTGGAATGCGTCGCTCGATTTCCAAAGGCCGCCGTTGGGAGGATTAAGTCGATGTATCAGGACTGATAATCATGCTCCTGGAATTTTAATAGAATATGACTAACATACAACCCTTAAATGTTTGTGCGGGAGGAATAGCAGTAACACTGAATACCCGATACGAGCGACTTTACATTGAGCATTTGATGTCACTCGCTCACTTTCCGCGGACAGGCGTAATGATTGAATACAAATAACAACAACTATATGATCACAAAACTCAACTTTACCGACCGCACCATCAAGAGCTATGCCATCCGCAAGCTCACACCCAAGGAGTGTTTTCGTCTGATGGGTGTTCGCGACAATGTAATCAGTACGATGCAGAGCAGCAATGCCCAGGCAGCCGAGCGAGTGCCCGATTGGAAGGGCAAGGGCAAACCCGAAGACATGGCTATATCAGCGTCACAGCAGTACAAACAAGCCGGCAACTCAATTGTAGTGGATGTGTTGGCCCATATCTACGAGCAGTTGTTCTATCCGAAGCCGAATCAGCGCAAATTCAGGCAACTCTCGCTCTTCACCGACACCGGCGACTATCTGCCCGACATGCCGAAGAACTTAGCTAACTCTGGTAAGGAAAAGATTTTCCTTACCACGTTCTCCGGCTACGACTCGCAGCTCATGGCAGCCGACTTACTAAAGTCTTGGCACCCCGATTTTCGTTGGACGTGCGTCGGATGGAGCGACATCGACAAATACGCCTGTTTGATGCACGACCTCGTATTTCCTCAGTTTGCCGACTGCGCCTTGGGCGACATCACCAAGATTGACTGGCACGAAGTGAAATGCTCACTCGAAGGTCGCGAAGTAGACCTCTTCACCTATTCCTCGCCCTGTCAGGACATCAGTCAGGCTGGCAAGCAGATGGGCTTACAGGAGGGTAGCGACACCAGAAGCGCACTGCTTTGGCGAGTGGCGGATGCCGTAGAGGTACTTCGCCCGAAGTATCTCTTGCAGGAGAACGTGGCGGCACTGGTAAGCCAGAAGTTTATGCCCGACTTCCAGAAGTGGCTCGACAAGCTCTCGTCACTCGGCTACGTTAGCAAGTGGAGTCGACTGAATGCTAAGAATTATGGTGTGCCGCAAAATCGCGATCGAGTATTTTGTCT